AATTTACTAATAACACGATCCTCTACATCAAGTGGACCATATACAGCACTTGGTCTAAAAATAGTATGCTCTAACCCACTTTTTCTAGAATAATCTTTAACTAACCACTCTCCTGCTAATTTCATAATACCATATTGTCCTTGTGGACGACATACAGCATCTTCGGTAACGAAGTTTGTGAAATCGCCATATACCATACTGGAACTAGCATAGGAAAATCTCTTAATATTATTCTTGGTACTAAGTTCTAAAAGGTTCAATAGTCCTTCGCTCATAGTACGACTACCTAAAGCTGGATTTGCATTGACCACCTTCTGTCGAGGAAAACTGGCAAGATGTATGATTGTATTAATCTGATGTTTTGATAAGAGCCAATCTATACCATCTCGATCAGTAATATCAATACTATAAATTCTGTCTGTTTTTATTTTTTTAATTCGTTCTGAAAATAGGTAATCTATTTCAGCCTGCGGAATAATTCCGTAGTTTGTCTTAATGTCTGTTATTACTACATTATGCCCCTGTTTTTCTAATCTACTTACTACGTTATGGCCAATAAGTCCAAGGCCACCTGTTACTAAGATGTTCATAATGTTGCGTCTTCTAATCCTGCGGTTCGTAATTTTACGATATTTGATACTTGCCATTGTTTGATGTCAAGTGCTTTAATGATGCCTAACCATTTGTTACGCAGTAAGGCAAAGTCGTTAATGATTTTCTCAAAATCTACAACGTCGGCCTCGCCCTCTACAAACTTTTCACAGTCTCTAGAGGACAGGCTACGCTGATAATTTTCGAGATATTTACGGAAATGCTGACTGCGAAGTCTACGAAGTTCGATATTGAGATATTCTAAAATACCTTCAATTTCTTGAAGCTGATTAAAACGAGTTTCAACAATACCTGGCATTTGCGCAGATATTTTTTCTAAACTTCCAGACACATGACAATCTAATTTTGCCTTTAATAATTCAGACTCATAGAATGCCACAGCATCCGGAATGTAAGAAATATCTTTTGAAACTTTATCGTACCAGTTCATTAATCCTCATCTTCGTAGTATTCGTCATCTTCGATTTCTTCACCGTCGATAGCGTATTCAATAGCTTGATCTAAGTAAGGATCTACTCCCATTAGACCATCTAATACGCTGTCTTTAATGCCGTGATCAACTAGGGCATTAACAAAGTCGGCGGCAACATCTTTGCGTTGCTTTTCTGGAATGTGTTCAATGACCACATGCCATAGATCTGCAATTAAATCTTCTTTCATTCTACAGTCTCCAAGTCTGGTTCAACATTAGTAGTTATCTCTGAAGCGGTTTTTTCACCGTGTTTAGAAATATCTTCCATTGCTTTATCCAAGCCTTGGTTTTCATTTCGTTCCCATGCCTTGCGGAACTGTTTGATAATTTCACCATCGCTGGTTGTGTAGACAAGACTATTTCCTTCTTTCTTGAGCATACCTTTGGCTTCAAACAAGTCGACCAGTCCACTATATGGATTCATACCTGTTTCATAAGGAATCTTAACTTGTACACTTTCAAACGGTTTAGCGTAGCGAGTCTTCATGACCTTACAGGCAGCACGAATACCTTTTACTTCACTAATCTTATTGCCATCTTCATCTTCTTTGAGTTTCAGTTTGCGCATCGCCACAACAATTGAACTCGCATAGATAAAGCCCTGTCCACCTGAAATTTTATCATCTGGATCAAACATATCTTGTGAAGCGTATGTGTGATTAGTTGCTACTAGACCAATGTTATAAGCACCAAACATATTAACACAGTTACGAACAAGTGCTGTCAATGCTTTAGGTTTACGGCCCATGTCACCTTTTAGATCCCCGGCTTCAAACTGGTTAACATCCGTGGGGGTCAGTAACATGCCCAATGAATCAATAACAAACAAAACCTTAGGACGAGTTTCTTCCGGCATTTGCTTGTACTCTGCTACAAATTCAACAATAGTTTTAGCCACATCGTCGATCATAGCCATGTTCAGTTTCATCAGTTTATCTTCGCTGGTATCTACACCTAATGCTTCAAGCCAATCTTTGTCAAGTGCATTTTCTGTATCGATTAAGATTGGAAAGATGCCTGCTGCTTGTGCATTCTTAACAAGATTACCTGAACAAATAAATGATTTACCTGCACCGGATTCGCCTGCAAACACAGTGACTTTACCTAGTGGAATACCTTTGTGAAAGTCGCCACTGATAAGATAATTCAATGCAAAGTTATTTGTTGATACCCAGTCTTTAGGATCATTAAATCCAATGCTCAACCCTTCGATGGATTTTGTGATAGACTTTCTAAATTTAGAAATGTCAAATGCTTTTGCCATTATTATTATTCTCCTATAATGATAACACAGGCGTACAACTAAGTTGCAGAGGCCTGTGCCGTTTTAATTACGACTGTTGACGAGCGCGAATCTTTGCAAGAATATCTTGCGCACGACTTGCACCATCGCCACTTGTTGCTGCGGCTGGTTCTGCTGCCGGAGCACTAGCTGTAACTGCGATAGGAGTGTCATCTGGATCGATGTCATCTGCTGGCAATGCGATCTTAGCCGATGATGTTTTGTTAGGATCACCAGTTGCTTGGCCCATACCTGCTGGTTTGAAGTATTGACCCCAACGATCCATGTCATAGGCTTCGCCATTAACTGAAGCTTCAAACATTTCTTTCATAACCTTGAGTTCAACATCGGTTGGTTTCTTAGGTAAGAAATCACTCAAATTAAACAAGCCATGCTCTTTGATAGCTGCCTGTTCTGCATCTGTTAGAGCACGTTCACGGCGACTCCACTTAGAAGTAGAATAGTCTGCGAAACCACCTTTAGATGTTTTTGCAATCTTAAAGTCTACGCCTTTGAGTGCGTGTGTTGGCAATTCATCCAACTCTGGATCCATTAGTGCTGAACGGATAATTTGATAGATTTGAGGACCAATGATGAACCTACGGATAGGATTCTCTGGTGTCTTATCTTCTTTCAAAGGATCTTCAACAACGAAGCCTTGGAAAATATAACTGCGCTTCTTCCAATACTTACGACCCATTTCTTCTAGTGACTTGTCTTTGAACCAACCACGTACTTCTGACAAGATTGGACATACTGATCCATCATTGTACATTTCTACGCAGGGTACTTGGACTTGCACTGGACGTGAGTCTGTTTCACCTTTGATGCCTGCAAACGGCAATTTGATCATTGCACGTTCTACCCAAAAGAATGTATTTGCTGAATTGCCATCTTCCAAGAAACGAATAGTCGCTTCTTTGCCTTCCTGCATGTTCCAATGTGGGTAAATTGCGTTGTCTCCACCGCCGGTGGATTGTCCTGTGGACTTTGATTGTGCTTCTTGAAGTTTTGCACGAATTTCTGCTAATGTAGCCATTTTATATGCCTCCTATGTTATGCCTAAAATGTTTTATGCCTTGTACGCATGTATTAAGTATGCGCTTTTTATTTAGTAAAGTCAACGAAATTTCAAAAAAAATTTCATCTATTTCACCAAAAGAAAAAGTGGGTCAAGCCCACTTTTCCTTATACTTCGCTAACGCTAATTGCCTTGCTCGCCATAATCTCCATTGTACATATTCAGATAAATCATTATCTATAATCTTTCCAAAATTACGTGCTTTTAGATTACGGCCAAAAGTAACTTCGTCATCGATGACAAGTATAGCACCGTCATCTATTTCGTTTTTACTTAGCGGCTGGCTTTGCGTCTGCCTTAGGTGCGTCTTTCTTAGCAGCGTCACTTTTGGTGGCGTCAGCTTTTTTTGCTTCTTCCTTCTTGGCAGGAGCTGCCGCTGCTGGTTTAGCTTCTTCTTTCTTTGCTGGAGCAGCTGGTGCTTGAGCAAATGCTGATACTGCGAACAATGATGCGATTACAATTGCGATTGATTTCATTTTAAAGTTTCCTTTAGTTAAAAATACACAGGCAAAATTGTCTGCGTATGTATATATAACGCTCTTGACTATATTTTCGTTTACATCAATATAGCCAAAAGAGTGGGCACCGAAGTGCCCTCTCGTTATATACTTTAATTTATTATTACCAGTTTGCTAGTTCTTTAATTCTGGCTAGCTCTGCTAGTTCTGGGTTTTGATTGCTGCTTTGGTTTGGAGCCATTCTTTCTACCATTTTACGAGCAACATGTTCTGCTTGCTCACCGTATTTCTTGCCTACCATTACAGCAACGCCTTCTGGTCCCTTAGGGAATGTGCCTGATTCTTTATCGTAAAAGCTGTGAATAAATTCTGCTAGTTCTTGTACATTCATTGATTCTTCTTGGCCTGAACGTTTGCGGAAATCACGTGCATGTCTGTCATCGTGTTTTTTAGTGTCTGGTAAACGATACTTGTCTGTACCCTTGCCTCGTTGAGCCGGTGACAAATCGTAGTCGTCTTGTTTATCATATTCTGGATGATTTGCATCACTAGCTTCCTGTGGTACTTCTTCAGGAGCGACCGCTGGCTGTTCTGCAGGTGCTGCCTGAGCAGTGTCTGCTTGTCCATCCATGTTTTCATCATCTACATAATCGCCAAAATCTAGTTGTTCTAATACTTCTGGAGCATTTAGTTCTAACCAATCTTTTACTAGTCCGCGAGTGCATGAATCTGGATCTTCTGATGCCTGTGCCTTGATTCGTTTAAACAACTCTGGATCTTCTATAATACCTTTTAAGCTGTCAATAGCATTGCTGCCATCGACACCTGCTGGAAAATGTTGGCCAACTAGTTCTTGTAACTGTTGTATTGCTGCCTGTTGTTGTTCTGGATCTTCACTGGTTATTCCTGATTCTTCGCCTAGGTTCATCACCCAAGATTCAAATTTATTAAACTCGTCCTTGTATTCTGAAATTTCAGCGTCATCATATTCCTCAGTGGTATTGGTCATAGCGACTATGTCGTCATAGCCTATGGTGTTGCCTTCTTTCATTAGTCTGTATAGAACAGGAAACACTGATTTAATATCTTCTTTAAAATTACGTACTGTGAATTGATCTGTAAATTGTTCTACAACATCTTGAGGAACTTCTAATGGCTGTTGTGCCTGGAAGTTTTCTCTGTATGCCTCATAATGACTTTGTTTTGACAATGCCTTGATATGTTCACGTAGTCGATTTAATTGTTCTGCTGATCGTTCAACAACTTCGTTGGTATTTGAGTTCATTAGGTCGTTACGAACAACATAGTTTCCGAAACTCTTTAATTGAGCGATTTCTTCACTCATATTAATAATTGATTCGCCGATTTCGTCGTAGGGTTTGCCACCGTTAGCAACGTGTCGTTGCATTGCACGGGCACCTGCTAGATGAATGAACGGATATTTAAAACGTTCGCCGTCTGCATTTTCAACAAATAGACCAGATATATTTCTTGATCTTGCACCAGGTGCCATGTCGTCTGCAAGTGCTTGACTGTGTTTGATAATCAAGCGTGTATCTTCTAATTTTTGATAGCTTACGGTTTTAGTTCCGTACATTGCGCTTTCACTCATAATGCTTTCTCCAACGGGTTGTATTACAGTATTTGATTGTTGTTTAGGTTGAGCATTTTGACTTAGAAATTCATAATCACGCTTGTCTAAATTGTCTTTGGCAATATCGCGTGTGTCAAAATTCAATAATCGACGCTTTGCGAAATTTCTCAACTCTCTCAAAAATCCATACCAATTGTCTTTTTGTCCATCATCCATGCCTTCGGTAATACCGTGGCTGAAATAAACTTTCATGGAATTTGGCTCTGCTAGACTAATACTAACATGCCCGATTGGGTTTTCACCCTCCATGTAATCAAAATCAAAGAAGCGAGCTTCGTCTGGATTAATTGTAATTTGTCCAGTTTCGCTGCCTAGTTTTAAGCCGCTGAATCTACTGCGTATTTTGTAGAATAGATCGTTGGCAATATTGTTTCTTGCGTCCATAAGTATATTTATCAAAATCCTGTGCTGATGAAGATAGGCATAGGCATTGCTTCTTCGGTAACTCTTTCGGTCATTTTTTCATAGATTTTAGGATCCCAATCCGCTAACACATCTGCCATACGTATAACTAGCAACGTAGAGCTGACTAAATCGTCGTGTTCTCCGGATTTTGCTTTGAATCCTAGCCCTGTGGCAACGAATGTTTTTAGCTCAGAAATTAGTGCTCTTGAGTTAATCTTCATTTTGTTGGTTTCTAACAGATTTTTAAGTTGGCTACAAGTTGAGATTTTAGTACGATGTGTTGTATTAAATCCTTTACGGAACTTGCGAAAATGTCCTTTACGGATCGGTTCACTTAAGAACAGCCCTGGAAAGTTTTCCTCCCCGATATCGCTGATAACAATCAGTGCCGCTTCACCGATATTGTTGTTTTCAACTGAATAATAAATCTGTGGATTTCCGCCTCTTTCGGTGCCTCTTAACTGGATGTATTTTAATATCTCTCTCATGTGTTTAACTTGATTCTGCACAGGAGTTAGATTGTGATGCCATTCGGCCACCTGTATCATGCTAGGCATTTCGTAGACCTGTATAGCACCGTAGTCGCCACCTGTGCCTAAGCTAGGATCAAGTGCTACAAGATAGGTACACTTAGGATCAATATCTTTATACCAGCGTGTTTGACCCATTGTCATCTTAGGTTCGCTGCCTTGAAGCTCTGCTAGTTTTACTGCGTTAATTAATGTTTCGTCGAAAATTAAGAATTCACAATCAAATTCTCGACGGAAACGTTCTTCACCAATCTTAGCACGTTCCACTGCGGCCCAAGCATCATCTCGATCTGGATGTTCTTTCCATGCTGCAAAATATGGGAAGAATCCGTTTACACCAAGTTCTTGCTCGTTACCAAACTCGTCAAACTTCTTGTTAGCCTCGGTCCAAATCATAGCAAACTGATCTTCGTCTGAGTTCGGTGTGCTTGTGATAATAGCACGACCACCAGTTGACAATGTAGGACTTAATGCAGTCCAGAACTCTTTGGCTTTCTCTGGAGGTTGCACGAATGCAAACTCATCACAATAAATCAATGAAAGAGATTTACCACGACCAGTGTTTTCTGTAGTTGTTGTTGCCTGTATACGAGCACCGTTGTCGTATTCGATAGTGTTTCTATTATAGCTGATAACACCTGCACGGATGAAGTCCGGCAAGTTTTCATAGCCATAACGATAGCGGTTCATAATATCCTGCGCACCTTCGTACTTGTGAGCAGCAATTAGCACCTGTGCTTCTGGTACAAACATTGTGAACCATAATAGGTATCCGCAAGCACAGGTTGTTTTACCCATTTGACGTGGTAACATAGCAATCACATCTTTGTGATTATGATATGCTTCAATTAGTCTTACTTGGAAACCGTAGGGTTCAAAATCAATAGCACCGCGTACAGGGTGCTGGATTTTTAAAAAGTGCGTCATAAAGTAAAGTGGACCAGTAACAGGATCCATACATGCTTCGAGGTGCTTGACTTCCTCAAGTGTATATCGCTCTTGCTTATGAGCTTTTTTAATTAATACGCCGTCTAAACTTTTTGCCATACTTTATTTACTGAAAAAAATAGGCTCCGGAGAGCCTATTTGGTTTTGATATTTTAAGATTAAGCGAATGTTAATCCTGTTAGTGCTACTTCAGTGATCGTGATATCATTTTCAGCAACACCTAGTGCGGCGCCGATTGCATCTTCAAGATTTTCATATGATCCGTCAAAATTTGTTGATGCTCCGTAACCATCGCCTGTGTCCTCAGAATGGATTAATGCTACAAACTGATTGGCGCCCGAAGCTGTTGGTTTTCCAACATAGTAAATCTCTGCACGACTTTGTAAACCTGCTACTGCTTTGTACATGTTACTGTTAGCAATAGTAGGTGTTGTGGTAAAGTTAATAGTTGCTGATACAACCTTAATTGCTGTTAGTGTAGGAGTACCAAAACTGGTGTAAGGCCCAACGCCTGATGCACCATCACCTAACAACTTTCTTGCATTGGCATCAACATTAACTAGTGTACCTGTTGCTGCGGTTCCGTATAAATCTGCCATTATTTTGCTCCTTTAGCTTCTGCTAGGCGTTGCAATAGTTCTGCACGAATAGAAGCACGTAGTTCATCTTTGCTTTCTGGCATTGCCATCGGATTGTCGCCTTGTTTGTAACTATGTTTAACCATTTGCTTAGGCTTGTTCATGCCACCTGCAAGTTTGTTAACCATATAATCTGTATCTTTGTATTCAGAACCTTGGTCCCCAGGAGCTGAATTGCCAAATGCTTCATCTTCTTTTTCTTCTGGTTCTTCACCTTTCTTTTCCATATCATGATCATCCATATCATGATCGCCGTCGTTATCTTGGTCTAGGCCTTTGATTGGCATGTCTTTCTCGCCCCCAGACATGTCGTCATCTGAATCTAAATCTGGTAACATTTTTAACGGACCGCTATCTAGATTACCTAATCCACCCAGTGGAGGTAACCCTGCTGGTTTGTCCATAGGCTCTATCTCTATGCTAGGAGCACTTATAGGAGATGGTTGGTTGATCATATCCGGATTAACTTTGGTCATTAACTTCATTAATTCAGCAATGTCATCTAAACCTTGAGCATTAAGATTTACGCTCATGCTTGGCGGTGGAGTATCTTTATGCTCCATGCCCATTGGTGCTGGAGGCATATCGCCACATTCTTCTATGGATGCTTCATTAGTCTGTGCCTCTGGTACTGGTTGATCTAACTCTTGCATCTTTGATAATAACTGTTGAAAGTTCATTTTTCTTGTCCTTTTAGTCGAGCCGGCGTTTTACTTAAAGGAGATTGAGCCCCCGCCTTGTCTTGTTTTTGTTTTGAAATCTTATATTCAACTTGAGTACCTTCTTTTTTACGCTCTTTAGATGCTTTGCTCAAGTCTTTTAGGAAATTCTTGTTGAAATCGTCGCCAAAATAATCTTTGACTTTAACTTTTCCTATGGTCATTTCTGGTTCTTCGAGAACTGATTCGCCGCTTGGTTCTAGATCAAATCCTGCGTGTTCTGCTTCTGCAGGATCTCCGCTGTTTCTAACTCTAAAATTAGATGATGGAACTAACCATTTAACATGCTCAGATAATTCTGGTGTTGTAATTGGGTATTCGCAAATGACCTCAAAAGTATGCACTTCCATATTTTCTAAATCAGGGAAGTCTAGTGGTTTTGCTTGGATAGGTGTTTTAGATTTTTCAATAACTGTAGGATTTGCTTTACCTAAACAATCTTTTAAATCTTTAACAAAATTCTCAGGCAACTCACCTGCTACCTTTAATCTAAAAGGGTATACTTTTTTGGATTCGTTAAGATATTCTTTAAAAGTCTTCATAGTTGTATTTAGTTCTTTTGACCCAATTTCTTAAGCAGTTCGTTACGATCAGTTATCACGTAACCCTGCCCATTTATAACATCATTTGGGTCTGTGTTGGAGTCATTGTCAATTTTCAATTTTTTCAACTGTAAATCAACAGCTTTTAATTTTTTATCAATTTTAGCAGTTTTAGCTGCGATAGCATTACCCATCATAGAACTGGCTACTTCAAAAATACGCCCGCTATAGCGTACTTCTACATTCATGCCCAAATCCATTAAATCGTCGTATGCTTGTTCTGCTTTAGTAGCTAAATGATCTAGCTCTTTATCGTCGAGCTCATTTAATTCTTTTATCTGTGGTAGTCCACGGGTTATTTCCTGTACTGCCTGTAACTGTGTTTCTAGACTGTTAATTTCTTCGTGAACAGGCTTTTCAACAGCAACTTCGGGCTCTACTGTTTCTGGTTTTGCTTCGTCTAAATTAAAGAGTTCTTCTAATTTTTTCGTCATACTATACTTATTTCCGTTTGCCGCCTTGGTGAAAAATATCTCCTTCGTTTACTATTCGAAATCTAACACCTTTCTGTTTACACCAAGCCTGGGCAGCTTCCCATTTTGCCATATTTTTAACATATTGTTGTTGATTATATTGGCTCTTACCTACGCTTTCTAACCGTGTTTGACTCAGGGGTTTTATTTCTACAACTTCGGCGTGTTTTTTTCCGTTCTTATCTACATAGTTGATAAAAAAATCAGGAACATATATTGTGTGCTTGCCAGTTAGGGGATCTCTGTAGGGGATTTGTATGCTTTCGCTGGCCCATTTCTCAACACCAGGGTGCTCGTCAAGCATTTTCATAAAAACAAATTCCCAACTGCTGCGAGCCAATGGTGTTTTAATCCCGACATACTTTTCAGGATTTTTCATATCAAATCGACCCTGAGCAAATTTTGGCATTACGGTATTATATTTCTAACTTGGCTAGGTATCACCGGTTCGGTTCTAAAGCCCAATGTTGAAATTGGAGTTCGGTTGTTATTTAAAATCTCGCCTACGATTGAACTGATATCCATATTTGGATATTCGCCTAATGAATCAAGTATCTGAAAAAGTGGAGTGTTATCAAGTTTAGCCTGTTTTAAAATCGTAGTAGCTACCACAATCGACGCTTCTTTACCAAATCCTCTTTTTTCAAAGAATGCTGTAGCAGCCGAAACATCTATGGCGTTGAATTCTAAAGGCTCAACTCCGTAATTGTCAAAGAATAATTTAGTACCAGCGGCACTATCTTGAGAAACTGTTGATGGTAAATTTGTTGCCATTATGCTACGTTCCCTGGTCCTGCTGGGAAATCTCCAACTAACGATTTAGGTTTAGCTTCTGTTGGAGTTTCTCTAGTACTCTTAGGAAATACTGTACCCACCACACCGCCTACTGTAGAAACAGCAGTTGCGATATTTGCAGGATTACTTAAAATATTAATTGCTTCGTTTTTAAGACCTTCTTTAGTAAGTCCTTTAAAATTTTTATAAGTGTTAAGTGTTTTAATTGCTGTACCTAAGAAACCCCCAACGCTGTCAAAGGTATTGCCACTGCTGATATCTCCGAAGATCTGTTCTAGGCCATCTAGCACACCACCTTCTCCTGCAAGATTACTTACTCCACCACCTGCAACGCTTAATGGACTAGGTACTGTGTCGTAGTGCAGAGTAGCAAATCCTTTGGGATTATTCACCGACACTGTGCCTGCTGAATATTTCACTGCTTCGTATTCTAAAGTCATTTGACTTTCCAGTGTGTCACTTTCGGCATAGGCAACTGATCCATGATTCCAACTTTTGATTTTTGGATTCACTAATGTATAACCTAAAAATCTACGTCGACTCATTGTGTAGATGCTGATGGATTTAAAGAACGGAGTTTTGATATCATTGTCCATACCATATCTAAAATTATCTACAGGAGTTTTTGTTGCCCTAAATTGCGTGGCACCGTATGCTGCTAGAGGTTGAGACCTGTCAGCGATATAATAACCATAGTAGATTGCCCACAGTGCATTTACAATTCCTGCATTGTCGTCATGCAATGTAAGATTAACAGACTCATAATTGATCTGTTTATAAACAACTTTTTTTCTGTTGTATTGATTTTTTACAACTGTGTCAAAACTGTATTTAGGTAAGTCCGCAGATTTTACCAACATGCCAACTTCTGTTCCATGTTTTGCTGTGAATGACGGTGCCTTATGTGCTGTTGAGTCAATCTCAAATCGCACATAGAACATGAACTTTGTTCTAGGCGACAGTCTATAGGTGTCGTCGATAAAGATTCTAGTTGCGTGTTGCCAGTTGGATACTAATCCTTTAGGATTAGTAATTCCTTTGACTGCACCAGAAGCAAAGTCATTTAAAAAACGTGTGAATTTATTGGCCATACAATATTTATGTCACAAAAAAACCCGAGATAACCTCGGGTTTATTTTGTTTATTTCTATAATTAAGCTGTTTGTGTACCAGCGCCAGTGATAGCTTGACCAAGAGTACGACCAACTGTTGCACCAATACCAACACCAACGTCTGCTGCACCTGCACCCCATTGCTCCATGTTATCGAAGCGGATTGTAAGTGCTACTGTTGCTGCTTCGTTAGTGCCATAGTTCATGTCACCGTAGTCAGCGTTCATTACGATACAACCGTAGCAGTTAATTGTTTCTAATGTGTTTGGAGTTAGAGCAGCGTTTCCACCGTCTAATACTTCAATACGTGTTGTAAACTTGTAATCGATACCAGAACGTGCAGATGCTTGTTCTAGGAAGTCGAATTGTTTCTGGATTTGTTGTCCAACTAGTTTTTGTACTTCACCACTAGCATCATCGCGTAGTGTTAATGTTAGAGTTTCGAAGCTTGGCTTACCAGCTAGGTATACCTTTGAGTTGTAAACATCCAACGCAATTTCTTCAAAGTTTACTTTAGGACGAGTTACATCTGCGACTTGTTTTGTTAGTTCTGTCGCTGCTGAAACACCAAAGCCTAGGAGAGTTACTCTAAAGCGATATTTCAGTTTCGGCATTAGAAGTACTTGCGTACCTCCAGCCGTTGGAACTGTCATGTTATTTAATGAGGTAATAGGCATTTTTAAATCTCTCCTGTGTTCTTGACACGTAATGGAATGTAGATAAATTCAACCGCTTTTACTGGTTCAATCGCAATGTCTACATACAATTCATTACGATCAATTCTTGCTGGTGTGTTATTGCTTTCATCACACACAACTGCGAAGTCGTATAAAGCTCTTAAACCTACAAGTTCGAGTAATAAGCTCTCACATGCTTGTTTGATTTCATCACGTGTGATTTTATCATTTGGTTCAAAGATATATGGACGAGCAAGTTTATTCAACTGGCTACGTAGATATACTACTAAACGTGCTACGTTGATACGATCCAATGCACTTGCATTTCTTGCACGAGTTTTTTGACCATAGTTAACTAAGCCAACACCGTTAAAGAATGTAATTGGATTAATTTTCAAGTCATATAGTGTATCACGCTGTCCTTCATTTAGAGCAACTGTTTGGAACTCACCGCTTAATGAATCAATATAACCAACTGCTGTTGCGTTAGTAATACCACCACGTCTTGTACCAGCCGGTGCAAACCACGGATAAGCAACATTATCACTTAGTGCAATGGTCTTTAACATCATGTGTGCTGGAGGAACAACTGCATTAGAACCGCTTAGATCTGTGGTAAATCCGCTTGGATAAAATACTGCTGCATATTCATCGTATGACACTAAACCATTATCGCCGTTATCTGTTACTAGTTCAGCGTTTGAACCCCAATTTGTTAATGTTGTAGCATCTGCTGCTAAACGGAATGGAGTGTCACCAACTACAAACGCTGTTAGTCCACGATCAATGTTTAAGTTGATCAAGTTGCTTAACAATTCTGTGTATCCTGGAGCAGCAATTAAGTTAAAGTTACGACGCTCTTCATCACGGATTGCTGAACTTGTGTCAACAACGCTCTTTAGAGCTGCTACAACAACACCACGTTGTGCATGACGACCAAAGCTGCCAGAACCATCTTCGTTGTTTGGTGAAGCTGTAACCCAACGATCGGTTGCATAAGTATTCATCGCGCCACCACTAGTTGGAGATTCTCCAATTGGGTTGAACGAAGCATTATAACGTTCGTTATCTTTGGCTTGATCAATATAGCTGTTTCTGTATTTCTTAACATTACCACCGCTTCTGCGTAGATTCCATAACAGCATGCCTTGTGGATATAGTGCAGGATCTGGACTATCTGGATCAACAAAGTTGCTGACTAATAGATCTTCAATTGTTGTTTGTGTTGAAGGTAGTACGGATCCAGAATCACCCCAACGTGCATCAGCAAACAAAATTCCTGATTCTGTTAATTGGTCGGTTTTGTCAACTAATTCCCACTTCGTTGCAGCAGGTCCGTTCAACGAACTATTGTAACGATAGATTGTTGGGAAGTTTTCTAAGTCTGCTGTGCTAATCCATAAATCGCCGTCGACTGTTTCGCCTGAAATATAAGGATTCGATGCTGCCACACTTGGAGCATATCCTTCGTGTGCAGGATTTTTTGCATTGTATGGAGATTCTGCATTTCTATAACCAACCCAAACATTTCCGTTGTGGATCATAATATCCACATCGCTGAATTCTGGGTTATACCATAGTTGTCCGTCTTGCGGTTCATTTAATGGCTCATCAGCAGTAACTTGTGCTGAGCTGTCAATCAACGGAGCCCACAATGTAGCTACGTAGTTGTATGTGCTATCTCCAACCGGTACTAGATAAACATTCGATGAATCACTAAACAAGTTACCTAGGTTTACAGTTCCTGAACTGAATCTAAAATCGCCACCTAGTTTGTGTGTGATTTGTACTCTGTTATCTGTAGTAACACTAGCTTCTAAGTTAACGAATCCAGCTGCGTTTATTGCTGTAGCAATTTTGTCTGCCCATACACCCGGTGTAGCTGTAGACAGTAATGTGATTGAAATTGTTTTAGTGGCTTCAAGATCTTTGTTACCAACAACAGTTTCTGCCATTTCAAAATCATATGTTCCAGCAGTTTTAGTTCCAGCTACCGCAGAAACAATAGTTGTTGCTCCGGCTGCTTTTCTCTTGAACAAACTGAATACTGCGGTTTCTGGAGTTTCTTCACCGGTTTCTTCGCTGACGTTTGTTTGTGCATACAAATCATTTGCTGCTAATCCAGCGCCACCGCCTGTGCGATCTAGATAATAAATTGCTTGGCTATTTGATTTGTACAGTGGACATTCATAGCTAACCCAAGTTTCCGAGCCGCTGTCCCAACGCTTGATTCTTAAACGAGCGCCGCCATTTGGTTCTGTGGTCTTGATCCATACTGAACCTGTAGGAGACCCATTGTTATAAGTTGTAGATGATCTCTTCCATTGTGGAACTTGTGTATGTGGTGTTTGCTGTAGTTTAGGTGCAGAATAAGTTCCTACAACTAGTCCTATTTCTGTAGCATCACCGGTTGTGGATGCAATTTCTACAACTCCGTCGTTTGATGTTCCGTCTGCGTAAATGTAAAGTCTTCCTGAGCTGTCTTTAGCTGCGGTAATTCCGCCACCGGCAGTATTAATTTTGGTTATTGCAGAATCAATATCATCTGTGGTTAAAATGCTAATAGTGGCTCCGTCATTAAATTTAAGTCCCACAGTTGCAGTAGGTGAACTGTAGACTTTTGTGCCGCCCGCAACTGGTAAGCTGGCTTTCCAATCTGCACTGCCAACTAATACCCATGAACCTGCATCAACGCCTGCTCCAGAATTACCTGCTGATTTATAATAAATTCTAGCTGTTTTATCTGTGGTTGAATCTTGTAGTACAACAGCATAATCACCGATAGAACCTACTGATGTTTTTGGTTCACCGCTGTCGATTTTAGAATCTGTGTCATCGGTTAACACTATAGGAGTTTTAGTTGTGAACTTTTGACCACCTACAGTAGTGGCTGCATTGCCGTTCCATTCTTGGATTCCCCAAACTGAAGTCTGTGAGTCAATCCACCATGCGCCATCATCTGGCATTGCTCCCGGGGCTGTGGCTGATGCTTCTAATTGGTTTAAATCTACGTCTGCACGAACAATGAATGCTGCATTGCTAACACCTAATAAACTATAGGCTGCTAACAGACCATATTCGTTACGTTCACCGCCATGCACGGGATTAGATGAAGCTGTTTTCTCAAAAAACGGAACACCAAAAGTATCTACTAGATCCTTTTGACTTGTCATTTTAAATGCCTGTCCAGCATTCGCTTTTGTGGTTCCCGAAGCAGTGCTTGTGCCTGCTCCATTTAATTTATCTTGGGCTGTCGCTACAATGATAAGAGGAGTTGTACCAGGTTCTGCTGGTGTGTAAAAACTCTCGTCAACTACCGTAACTGATACGCCTGGTGATTGTAATGTTGCCATTCCCTATTTCTCCTGGTAATAGTGTTTCTCAAAGTATTTAGCGGTTAATAGGAAAATTGGCTGCTTTACCTTATTGAAAAAGGGGCGAAAAAGGTGTAAATATCTTTATGAGACCACTTTGCAAGTGCGGATATCGCCCTAGAGCGGTAAACTATAAAAAAAATGGTAGGGTTTATTATCGTAGACTCTGTGAAATCTGCATGAGTCACGGGATCAATCACGGAATTCCTCGTTGGCAACAACTAGGTTATCAAATAAAACTTCAATGTGAAAAATGCGGTTTTAAATCACAGCACAAAGAAGTTTTCCGTGTATTTCATATAGACGGAAATCTTGACAATTGCAGATACAGTAACTTAAAAACAGTCTGCTGTAACTGTGCTCAGATACTAGGCAAAGAGGGTATTACCTGGAAGCAGGGTGATTTGATCGCTGACTACTAGATCCTTGGCCTGTGTATACAACTCGTCTATGGTTCCGTTGTTATCAATAACAAAGTCAAAGTTTGTTCCAACCCAAGCAGTTTCGCTGGCGTGTATCTTTTTCATTTTTAATTCGTTGAGTGCGATATTACTGCCTTTATTTGCTTCGACAGCAGTTTCGTACCAGCTAGGCAGGGCACCACGTTGCACCCATATGATAACTCCGCCTGCATCTTTGATACTTTTAATTTCATTAGGAAATCGACAATCGCTGATTACCACATGATCTCTAGAGTTACGGAGTTTGTTTTCTAGGCTAGCAATCCAAATATCGTCATGGAATGCTTTGCGACATACTTCTGTGCCCCAATATTGCAAGACCCAACGAGGAGTAAGTGTAGGCATGTCTAAGCGTTCTGCCCACCAAGGATCTACCTGTTCACGCCACTCGCGGGCTTCTTTAGTACGGCCTTCTAGCATGGTTCTGTCCCAGCCAAAGACTGCGCTTACCGCATCTTTGAGTGTGCTGGCAAATGACTCTCGTCTAAATTCGTGGAAGTTAACTAGATAGTCAGCGACTGTGTCCTTGCCGCTGCCGATAAATCCGCAAATACCTATGATCATAATTGTCTCCTATAAGACTATTATAATATAGATTTATTAAAATGTCAAACTTTTTTAACCAATAATCCAGCTGTAGCCCATACCGCCTGGTACAAGTTTCATTAAATCTTCAGTTAGTTTGTCAATTTCAGTTTGCCCTTCTGCTTTAATAGCAGTACCATTTAAAGATCCGCCACCTTGTGGTCCAGCAATTTGGCTGAATTTCTCACGGGCCTGTCCAAGCATTATTTTACAGTTGGCAAGAGTGTAGTCTTTTATCCACTGTCCTGAATAGACATCATCGATAATAGCAAAGTCTGGCTTGGTGTTATAAACCTCAAGCATCACAGATTCTTCACCTCTGGGTCTTTGATGAATAATCAATTTACGGCTTTGCGGATGCCATGTAAAATTAATAAACGATCCAAACATCTTACCTACTAGTTCTTGATATTGGGCAAATAGTTCGTAAGTTAGTAACCCGCCCATGTTAGTTGATGATAACAAATAAGTGTTTGTGTAAGCTAAGTTAAATGGCTCAAACACTGTGCCACCTGTGCCGTTACCTGTACGTGACCCTACACTTCTACGGAAAATCTGCCTAACCTGTTGTATTTCTTTAGGAAGAATATATTCGTTTTGGGCTTCTGTTAATGTTAGAAATGCATAGCTTTCTTCTACCGCATTATCACTGCGTTGACGGAACACCGCTAGTGCGCGATTAAGTGCTGTTTCGTAATGGATAGGGTCTAGTTCTACGTCAATCATGCCATCACCTAGCATGGTTTTGCAGTAGTTAAAAACCGCTTGTTTTGCTTGATCGTTTGAGCTCATATAACTATTTATCGTAGCGGTAAATATATGACTATGCCAAGACTCAGCTTATATCGTCCCGAAAAGGGCAATGATTACAAATTTATAGATAAAAATATCTGGGAAATGTTCCAGGTAGGCGGAGTGGATGTGTTTGTCCACAAATATCTAGGACCCGGTTCTTCTGTGCAAGGGGATACTCCCAGTACTCCTGCATATTCTAGCACGGATCCTACACAAATTCAAGATTTTCTATTTTTAGAAAATAGAGATAGAAAATACGAACCTGATATCTATAATCTAAGAGGCGTTTATAATATACAAGATTTAGATTTTAATCTAAGTCAATTTGGATTATTTTTACAGAATGATACGATTTTTATCACTTTCCATATCAACGATACTGTAGAAAAAATAGGAAGAAAACTCATCGCCGGCGATGTAATAGAGCTGCCGCACTTAAAAGACGATCATGCGCTCAATGATCTACAATTTGCTCTCAAGCGTTTTTATGTTATCGAAGAAGTAACTCGCGCTGCTGAAGGTTTTTCAGTAACTTGGTATCCGCACCTTTATCGTGCAAAATGTAAACCAATGGTAGACAGCCAAGAATTTAAAGAAATACTCGACGGGCTTGCTGATGATTCCGGTGAAGATAATACCACTACTCTGCGCGACATCATGAGTACCTATGAAAAAGAAATGCAGATTACACAGGCAGTTCTTGATCAAGCAGAAGCAGATGTTCCAAGAAGTGGATATGATACTACAAGTTTTTATACCTTACAGACAAATGATCAAGGTGATTCAATTTTAGAAACTGTTGATTCTGAAGTACTAGATGCTTCAGTTGAAACACAAGCAACAGACGATGCAGGCAATTTATTATATGACGAAAACGGTGATCCGATCTATGTCGGATCAACAGCCAGCACCATGCTGTTGTCGGCTGCACAAAAAGGATATCGAGGATATATCACACAAGACGGAATTCCTCAAAACGGTGCACCATTTACAGCAGGAATTGCATTTCCTAACAGTCCGGTTGAAGGTCAATTTGCATTAAGGACTGACTACTTGCCAAATAGACTATTCAGATTCAACGGGTCTCGTTGGGTTAAACAGGAAGATAATGTGCGTATGACAATGAGCAATCGTGGCACACACGACGGTAAAACTAATAAAGGACTGTGGACTGTGTCAACAGTTTATTCTAAGGACGATATTGTTAAGTTTAATGGTTGGGAATATGTTTCTAAAGTTAATAACAATACAGGTATTCGTCCAAGTGCGGATGTTAAAAAATGGCAACAACTTCGCATTACACAGAAGACCAGCTTTATCAATAATAACAATACAAACACAATCGATGGACATGTCATCGAAGAAAAACAAAGCCTATCCAAGGCATTACGACCACAGGCGGATGAATAATGGATTATTTTTATGATGGTCAGATAAGACGATATGTAACACAGTTCATGCGAGTGTTCATAGGGTTTAAGTACCAAGCGGGCGACGGAGAACAACGAGAAGTTCCTGTAATGTACGGAGATATGACTCGACAAGTAGCTGGGATTATTAAAGACAACAGCGAAAATAAAATGTCCACAGTACCAAGAATTGCCTGTTATATTTCTGCGTTAGAAACAGACTCGACAAGAATATCAGACGCTACATTTGTCAGCAAAGTTAGCATTCGTGAAAGACAATGGACCGATAACAGCGGTCAAATTGAGTACGGCAACAATCAAGGTGGAGGGTATACTGTTGAAAGGTTAATGCCAACGCCATATAAACTTTCTATGAAAGCTGATTTATGGACTTCAAACACTGACCAAAAATTACAATTAATGGAACAGATTCTAGTTCTATTCAATCCCAGTTTAGAAATACAAACCACTGACAACTACATTGATTGGACTAGTTTAAGTGTCATGGATATAAAGAATATTAATTTTAGTTCTAGAACAATCCCACAAGGTGCCGACAGTGAAATTGATATCAGTACTGTAGAATTTGAAATGCCCATATGGATAACACCGCCTGCTAAAGTCAAAAAACTTGGTATTGTTAAATCAATTATCAACAATGTATTCACTGAACAAGGGGACATTGTTAGTCTTGAAGATCTAGTTTATAATCGTCGCAAAGGATCGTTTGAAACTAGTTCAAATAGATACAGAGTACTATTGTTTAAATCTAATAACGGCCAACCCTATGACTATGACGTAACCCTAGTAAATCCAGATGCAGCAGTATTAGCACTAGGATTAGATCAAAAATCTATTAAAAACGGAGTTCCGGTAGATTGGAATATTATTCTAGAAGTTATGGGCGGATATGCTCCTGGTAATCAAGTGTATTTCAAACAGCCTTCTGGATATGAAATGGTTGGTACTTATGCTATCAACGAAATAAATCCTTCAGTGTTAGTGGTAACATTTGATCAAGATACTATTCCTCAAAATACATTAATTAATAGCACAATTAGCGGAGTAGATCCTCGAGGAACTGTAGATGCAATTATCGATCCCTACAAGTATAATCCCGTAGAAGTCTATGGATCACAGGCAGATATACCGTTAGGCATGCGTTTCTTAATGCTAGACGATGTGAATCCAAATAATGCCAATCAAGATGGTCCAGATGCTTGGAAAAATTTAGATTTATCCGATCCGTGGATCAAGATGAATTCAATTATTGAATGGGATGGCAGTGCTTGGGTAACTGTTTGGGAAACAGAAACCGGTGATGATCCAACTTATATTCAAAACCTACGTACAGGTATCAAATATCGCTGGGACGGTGAGCAATGGCTCAAAGCATTCGAAGGCGAGTATGCCCCAGGATTGTGGAATTTCCTTCCTCCTGAACTATAAGTAAAGGTATGCAACAGCGTGCCGGATTACTATTTCTTGCCAGCTCTACTTCTCGTATACTTCTAATATTAGAAGATTCTAAGTGGACTGTACCTACTTTTTCTAGACACGATTCTTTATTGTCCGATGCTAGTAAACTTTTAGAACAATATAGTTCTGGTAGAATTTTACCTATTGAATTGTATCTGTCAGAAGATCGAGGTTTTGAATACGGCACTTATGTTTGTTTGGTTAAAGATGAATTCTTGTCTAGAGAGCCAAAAACACTAGCATGGTGCGACTTAGATCATTTGCCTAATCAACTACATAGCGGTCTAAAAGCAACATTAAATAATGCTGTGATTAGAACTAAAATTGAAACCATATTAATATTAGAGAACGAAAATGCTGATACAAAATAGTCCAAGATTTATTGAAGATTTTGAAAACTATCAAAAAAGGATAGCTCAGGTTACAGATGAGAATCTAAAAAACGATTTAACTAGTACTCTAGTTAAACTAAAAGAGCATATTCAATACATTGATAGAAGTCACGAGCAGATATTTTTCTCCGGAAAAATTCCCACAGACGAAATCGCTGAAAATCGAAACGAAGTAGCCAAATATAAAAAAAGTTTAGATAGTCGGCTACTTGATTGGGAACAACGACAATATCTTAAGCCTGCGCTTCACCCCAACGAAGAATAATACCTGCTGGCACCGCAGTTCCAGCTACCTTATAGATATTAATAGCTAATACGTCTGGACCATTCGGAAATGCTCCTCGACCACCAATAGCCGTGGTCGTTAACTCTTTCAACTGTGCTAGATTAATAGATGTTGTTGAGCCCGGGTTACTAATAAACGAAAATACCTGTTCTCCAGGAAGTGCAAATTGCACGTCACCAAACTGGAATGTAACCGTACCTGCAGCACTCAGTGTAGCGTTAGATGTTTGAGTGAATGTAACACGTCTAACAGTTGTTGCTCCTAGTGTTCTTGAACTTACACCTGCAACAGATGTACCAGCTGGAAATTGTGTAAACGAACTTGATACCCTGGTTCCTGTTGTTGCTGTTGAGGCATTCCAAGAAGCATTAGTGAAGAACAAGAAGTTAGTGGCTGCGTATGCTGCCGCTGTACCTGAAGCTGTTACCGTGGTAGACACTGTGTTAGCAACACCTGCAGTACTGGTTCCGTTGGCTGCTGCACTTAATACAATCCTTGTATATAGTACGCCGGCTACCCTAGCAAAACTTGTGGTAATCAAGCTAACTGTTTGATTCCCAGTTAAGAATGATGCTACTTGACAAGTATCACCTGCTAGTATTCCCGAAGTTGCAAAGTCAGTATCAAGCATCAAGAAATCTGTTCTTGCTGTGCTGATTGCGCTAGCATACTGTGTTGAAATACTTGATGTAACAGTAACAACAACACTTGCTCCTGTTGTTGTAGGACTACTAAGGGTAGCACCAGTATTCATAACTATGCGTGTGTAAATCGTACCTAGATAAGCTCTGGTAATACTAGTAATCTGTTGTCCGCCAGTTAGGTAAGTAGTTGCCGATAGTATATCACCAACACGCAATGGCGTAGTTGTTAGCAGTGCATCAAATGCTGTGTTAGTGATCAAGAAATCTGTTCTACCTGTGCTGAGGGCTGAAAGATAAGTGGTATTTCCTGCTGTTGGGCCTGATGGAGAGAAGTTCAACGCTGTAATAGTATTTGTTACAGTATTAAAAGCTCTGGCCACAGCAGTAGTAGTCAATGCTCCTTGAATAATAGCTGTGGAAGTTGTTAATGGAACACCACCCCAGTTAATCGCACCACCTAATGCAACCTGTGCAAAACTTGGTTGTCCACCAGCACCAGCACTTGATAATCCACTCCATGTAATTCTAGTAGGATCGCTTGGATAATTTCTTGGATTTAAAATACCTTCAACAACCAGTGCGCCTGTACCTGTGTCAGCAGTTACAGAAATTTCATTTAGTAACAATTGCGCTCTATTTAACAAGTCACGCTCGCCTAAATCACCAACCAGCGCATTAGACACACTCGGTGCTAGTCGAATCATAAATGCAGTTTGTTTATCAATACTTGCGCTTAAACCTGTGGCTGCATAGTTAAAGATGTAGCCGCGATCTTCATCAAATTGTCCGTCAGTTAATATCGCAGAACCCCAGTGGTTGATAGTTGGTGTAATTGTACAACTTATCAATGCGACTCCGGCGCCTGCTTCATGTGATGCTGCCGTGCCCGCAGTATATGTTCTATTTTGTCCTGATGAGAAATTACTTAAATTAGCTGATCGAGATAGACCGATTAGCCTATTCCCAGATTTTCCTGAGTAGAAAATCAATTCATTATCAACATAGATAGTTCCCGAACTAGGGAATTTTGATGTATCTGTTAGGTATAAAGAAGCTGAAGTTGATGTGATACTTGCTGACAATTTGTCTAGTGCCGACCTATTTTCAACTTCATAACGCACTGGCAAGTTAGCAGTACGCATATAAGCTTCGTAGTTAATATTGCTGTTACGAATTCTATGTAAGAATACAAATTTACCGTCTGCGCCCCTAATCATAAATTCAATAAAACCAGCAGCATACCAAGAATATTGTATACCGATCATCTGCATACGCTGTGGAATAAGATTGTAACCACTAGGACCAGTTCCGTCAGCTTTGTCTATATTCCATTCGCTTTGTGGAATAACTAGTTCTTTCACTAAACAAACTTTTACACCAACTACGTTATTAACTCCGCGCCAGTCTGGTGTAACTGTCATTGAGGTGTCGCTGGAGATACTAGTCACAGTATGAGTCATACCTCGGATAACAATTTTGTCATGAACTTTGAGTTGATTAGTAAATCTCGTTCCGGTACCCGAAATTAAATTACTTTCAGTATTGATAGCCACCTGTCCAGCTAGCTGGAATGTAGAACTGCGTCGTACTACTGACATTTCCCGTCCATCAAACTGATAGAAAATTCCGTTTTGATCGTCAAATGCGCCTACTCGAACTGACGATCCGTGCCAAGATTTAACTGAAAGTAAACAACGAGGACCAATATCGGCATTCAATGTCGATAATGGTACTAATGCACGTACTCTAAATGATCTCGATGATATAATACTTTCAACAGTATAGGTTCCATTATATTCAAAAGAATTAAAACCAGTTACTTCGATAACTCCGCCCGGTTGTAAACCGTGATCTGTATCGTCTGTGCTCATAGTGATATAACTGTTTACAGCATATCCAGCAGCCACAGCACTTGCTAGATTATAATTTGGTGCAAAGAGAGCACCTGTTGTATACATAATACCTTTACCAGATTGGTAACGAATGTATTTTTTACTTTGACGTATGGCCTGTGCACCGTGTTGTGGTCCACCTGTGCCCAACTGTACACCGCCATCAAATGGTCTATGAACAAAGAAACTATCAGGACGAGCATATAGTACACCGGTGATCGCTGCTGTTGTGTTAATAACGCCAGTGGTTCTAGCAGGGAATCTAATTGTAGTTGGGGTTGGAACTTGAGTAATAACAAAAGGTCCAGATGCTAAATTATGATTAGCAGAAGTTAAGTTTACTGAAAGCGCATTGCTGCCTGTGCCTACCACAGCAAATATTCCAACACCAGAATAGCTACCATAGGCAATTTCTTCCCAAGTTCCCGATGAAGCCAATGTTTGAGCAGTCCACGAGCCAGTTGTGCCGTTAAATGATGTTGCTGCGGCGGTGCCGCTGTCTGCAACAGCAACGAATACATCGTCGCCAAATGTAATGTTGTTCCAGTTAGCACTGGCTGGTAATATCGCTGCGGTCCAGGTAGTTCCGTTAATAGAAACTGCGGCCGCAGTGCTACCTGTAGCAATAGCTACAAATCTACCATTGCCAAATGCAACACTAGTCCAGTTAGAACTAGTTGGTAATGTTGCTGACGCCCAGGTTGCTCCATTGTCGACTGAAAATGCCGCAGCAGTACCACCAGTAGCAATAGCCACAAGATAATTCGATGTGCCTATGATTCCACCAACAACATCACTCCAATTAGACGAACTTGGCAATGTTGCTGCCGCCCATGTTGTTCCGTTGATCGAATAAGCTGCTTGAGTTGATCCGGATCTTACAGCAACAAAGACACCATTGAAATAGGTCACAGAAGTCCATGTTCCCGATCCGGGTAATGCTCCTGTGGCTGTCCAGTTAGCACCATTATCAATGGAATAGTTTGCTAGGGTGCCGGTTTGTTGTAGTGCTATCCAATAGGTAGTCGCACCAATCGCACCACCTGCTATCGAAGTCCAGCTCGATGCTGCAGATAATGTTCCACCAGCAGTCCAGAGTGTTCCGTTAGTTGAAACGTTTGATCTATTTGAATCTGAGCTTATAGTTATAAATGTTCCGCCTGAGAATGCAACACTTATCCAACTTTGGCTGTTGGTTAAACCACGTGCTGTAGAAGAAAATCCTGGAGCAGGTTGTGATGATATACTTGATAATATACTAGAACCAGGTAATAGTCCATGGTTGCTAGCAAAGTCAACTTGAACTGTGGCAATAGCACCTACGTTTAATGTTGTTCCGTCTGGTATCTCACCGGTTAACGATTCACTGATAGTCATTGCAGGATAGACCACAATAGCCGCACCTGCAAACGGTGTTCCCGAAGCTGACACTGTGGTAACATTGCCGCCACTGACTGCTGTTACTGTAAGTGTACAATCATTTAAAGGTGAAACGCCACCTAGTAAGTTTCCAGCGATGACAATTCTATTACCAATTCTATAACCAGTGCTGGTAATACCAACTGTGGTAACTGCCGAAAACACTCCCGATGCCGCAGTGACATCAAACACAGCGCCTGCACCATCATTGGCTACGCTTATTCCAGGTACGCTGGTATAGGATTGATCTCCAGTTACACCAAGAGGTGTTCCGTCTACTGTGAAATCCACAACAGCACCAGTTCCAAATGCCACTCCGTCGACAGTTATGGTTATACTATTTGCCGGTGCCGTACCATCAAATACCGTACCATCCCATGTGATTGTGTCGCCTTGGACAAAATCTACACCACCGTCAACTAAGGTGATTCCGTATGTTCCGGAGCCACCCTGACGAACTACAGTTATTCTAGCTCCAGATCCTAATGCTGAATCAGTGGAAGATTGTAATATTGAGGTATACGTTGCACCACCACTGGCTGCTGTTCCTGCGTAGGTAAATGTGTTGATAGACCCAGCACTATCTACTCCACTAACAGTAAGTAATAGATCGTTAGTAACGTCAACACCGCCTAAAGAAGATCCAAGTATTTTAACTATATCGCCTACTGCATATCCCTGACCGTTTCCTGAGCTGTCTCCTGGATCAGAAACTGACGTATATAGACCTCCTGATCTCGCAACATTGAATACAGCACCGGTTCCGTTAGCAGGAACGTTTGTTCCTGTAACGCTCGTTGTTAGTCTATCAGCACCTTGTTTAACCTGTGAATAAGGTCCTGACAAATTTAATTGCCCGCCTGAAGCAATACTGTTGATAAAAATTGCATTGTTTGAACCATCGTCAACAGCCATACCTGCTTGAATACCGGTAGGATCAACAACATATATCGTAGTATCTGTTGTTTGTGTTGTGGTTTTTATACTGGTGTTTACAGTTCCTGCACCAATAACCCCACTAACTGAGGTTCCTACAGGTATAAATGCTGAGCCCGATATTGGAGAACCTGGTGTAGGAGATATTCCGTTGAAGGCTATCTGAAATGAACCTACTAATGTATCAAATTTAGTTACTACTGTTTGAGTAGAACCATTACTAAACAAAGAATAAGTAGCTGAACCAATGGCAGCTCCTGTATAAAATCCTGCTTGTCGAATCTGTACGTATGAGGTGTAAAGACTTTGTCCATTGCTAGTTCCTACTTTAGCAGATGAGTAGTAGGTAAACTGCACAGAGCTGATAATAGAATTTACAAGAAACGAACCTTCTGCTCTAGAAAATCCACTGACTGAAGGATTTAGTCCTTTGACTGTGATCGGAATTCCGGCAGTGAATCCGTGAGATCCGTTGGTTGTGACTGTAATTAAGCTGGCTCCAAAGTTTCCGGAATTAACTGAAGCATCGGTGATCATTTCAGCAACTGTTATATCAGTACCAGACAATTCATATAATGATGGATAGTTACGCATCATGCCGATAGCCTGCCACTTGGTTGGCTGTAGTCCATACTCAAAGTCAGCGTCAAGCATGGCCTGTGGAGCAGCAACACGCATACGTTCAATAGCATCTGTGCCAAACTCCCAAGGACGAATCTGTTGATTTGGATCTTCTACAAATATCTGTAGGTCGTTACCAGTAAATGCAGATGTGTCATACGAAAGGTAAATGGTGGTGATACAGTCACCTGTTTGCCACCATGAGTGAAAATCAAGATCGCTGACCGGTTGATTGTCTCCACTGCTTTTCGCTGTTTTGTATTCAATATCTAATCCTGTAGCAGAATCTGAGAAGTTATAGATAATGGTTCCGGTTTCTGTATCTGTTATTAACAGTATCTCGCTGTGAGTGTATCGACCCATCATGCGAATACTGCTAACTCCGTTTTCTTTTGCAGGAATATTTGGAGTTCCGTTGGTAATAACATCGCTAAAGATATTCCATAACTCGGTGTTTCTTGTGTCAGCACCACTTTCGCCATTACTGCCTACGAATTTAGTTTGCAGTGCTTGCCCTACAGTTGGGGCACCGTAAGTTGTTGGTACTGTGGTATTAGTGAAAATATAGTTATTAATAGTATCTCTTAGGTATGCCTGACCTGTGGTCTCAGGACTTACGTCGCCACGGATCATAGGTTCGCCGTCGATCCAGAAATAATCCGATGTTAATCTTGTTTTAACATTTCCGCCGTATCGCAAATCGTGTGCAATGGCATCGATAAAAAATCCAACATCTCGTGTACATTTTGATGGAGCATAGGTATAGCCTGCATATGGAGCTATGCTATTTGTGATATTGGAATTGATAAATCTCACAACCTGTTGCTGTAAGAATGTTTTGTTTGCTAACAGCAGTGCAACCGCATTAGGTAAAAGATTAGCGTCTTTACTAATTCCTGGTTCAAATACAAAATACTCTATTTTTTTCTTTGCCATTTAAAATTTTTCCTTAAGCGCCAAACGCAATTGCAAATGCTGAAATTCGTGCATCAACATAGTCTTTTCTAGTTGCATGTGATGATAATGTTGGAGTGTTAGTAATGTAGATATCGCCGTCTACAGTGAGTTCGCCTGTGCTATCTCCAGGTCCAACATTTAGTGAAGTGAAGTTTCCATCGGCAGGGCCGGATGCGCCTATGGTAACATTGTCTATATTTCCAATGCCGCCTTGTATTCTAATGTAGGGAGTTGAAGCGTTTGATATTACTACATCACCAGAAACATTTAGATATTCTAATGTTCCAATTTCTTTTAAACCCAGTGCTCGTTGTATTACAGCATCTAAAGCGATTATAGAATCGCTGGGATCAATGATAGGTACGCCATTGATTTTGAAACTACCTGTAGTATCGATATTTCCGGAAACTGTGAGATCACCGTTTTCATTGACTGAAAATCCCGGACTTTTAAAGCCGCTTTTTGATTCAAATGGTTGGTAACGTACTGACATGAGCTCTCCGCTATTTTACTACGACTACAACTTCCGCTAAGACATGTGTATTTAGTCTTTCGGTAATACCAAACATCACACCTGAGAACTAGTTATATCATTGATTGTTGCGTAATAGGTTGCGCTGAAAAATGCCTTGCTGCCCACTAATAGGCTGGAATTATCGTATGTACTGCCGTCTGGGCTCGATGCAGGCTGTGCTATTAACTGTAATTTTGATGCTGTTACTGTTGCAGTTAAATCTATAAGGTTTTCGTTGATATTTGTTCTGCCAAATATTGTTAGATTTGCCTGATTAGGTCCTGCTACAACTAGACATTTAATTATTTCTTTTCTGTTTGCGCCAACATCGACCACAACCGTGTATTCAGCAGCACAGAATTCACCGACATACCATTCATCTAATACAGTAGTTGATATAACGGTTTGCCACGGGCCTTTATAGGAGAAATTAACTCCATTTTGAAGGCGTAGCGTATTTTTGATACCTTTAAGGAAATAACGTGCAAAATTTAACATAGTAGTATTTAGCAGATAATAAAAAAGCCCCTTTCGGGGCTTTGTTAGTATCCTATTTTTACCAGTTTACTGTACTCTGGCAAATACAGATATTCAATATCTGAATTTTTTAGTGTCCAAAGTGCGTCATCTAGTGTTTCTACCAAGGGCTCGCCGCCTAGATTAAAGCTGGTATTAAACAATATAGGAATTCCTGTTTCTTCCTTAAATGCTTTAATCAAATCATAGTAGTGCTTATTCTGCTCAGCATTAACAGTTTGAATACGGCAAGTGTGATCCTCGTGGATAATACTTGGAATCTTTTCCTCGATGCCGGGTTGACAATTTACAGCATACATCATGTGCGGGCTGTTTTTCATACCACGCAAATCGAACCAGTCGTGTACATCTTCTTCTAGAATTGATCCTGCAAATGGGCGGAAGTATTCTCGACGTTTAACTTGATTCACGTAGTCTTTGCCGTCTGGGAATGTAGGATCAAACAGCACAGAGCGATTTCCTAATGCACGTGGTCCGTTTTCTGAACGTCCCTGGAATATGGTAACAATATTCTTTTCACGCAATAACTTAACAACATCTTTGTGCGTAGCATCAGTAATTTCACCACCAAAAGATTCTACTTTCTCAGAGATTTCTTCGTTGGTGTAACAGTATGCTGGTCCAAGATACAATGAATCGCCTGGACGAATCGTTGTATCTTCTTGCATGCCGTGCCAGAAAATCAATGCTGCACCAATTGCGGTACCTGCATCATTGCTGATCGGCTCAACATAAATTTCAATGCCTTCGTCTTTGAGTTGCTCAAGATAATAATAGTTAGCAACACAGTTCAAACCGTAGCCGCCGCTGATTACTACACGTTTCTTTCCAGAAAGTTCAGACGCTTTACGAATAAGTTTTAATACCTGTTCTTGTGTTTGTGTTTGACAAGCATAGGCTAAATCACGACGATTCTGCATTAATGTAACATCACTGTCTACGTCTTCTGGTAGCTCGTCAAGATAATCAAACAAGTTCATGTTAACTGTCGACGACATAGGATAACGAGGAACTAAAAGATTTCTATTTGACAATGGAATCTTTGAGGTTTCATCAAACAACTTAGGAATTTTGTCATTGGGTTTTCCGTATGGAAATAATCCCATGGTCTTGCCAGCTTCAATAGCTGAAAAACCGCAGTATTCTGTAACACCTTCGTAGACCTTGACAATACCAGCATGATCGCTAACATAGGCAATATGTGTTTCGCCTTCTTCACCTAGGGGGCTGGAATCAAACTCGGGCATGTATGATCCTGCGATTGGTTCTTTTGCACCGTAATGTTTATACAAAGTCTTAAAGTTTGCAGGATAGTTGCAGTCTACAATAGATTCAACTTCCCATAACCAAATGCCTTGATTATTGTAAGTCATTGGGTAGAATGTGCCAGCACCATCTACGATTAAAGATACTGCATCTTCCCAACCGGAACGATAAAATGCACAGGCAGCATGTAACTTGTGATGCATAAATGCTAGATCGATGACCTGCGGATGACGATGTAGATCTGGAACTTTACGTTCGATGAGATTTAGTTTACGAGCAAGACCAGTGTACATATCATCACCGGTGTAATCAATTTTTCCAGCGGTTTCCTGTAAAGGCTGTGTGTGAGCAATTACTAGATAATCAAGTTTATCTGTGTACTCTTTGATTTTTACCATAGAAGCAAACGGGCCGCCATCGTATTTTTGACGACTTAGGCGTTCTTCTTCAATGCTGAAAACTACTTCTCCGTCTTTTAACAAACAGATTCCCGAGTTATGACCTCGAGCAATCGCTGCGATCCAAATTGGCTTGTGTTCTTTTGTTGATTTAATTGATTTAACTGTCATCTTTTTTTCCTAAAACGTGATTTACTACTAGTGTGGTGATATCATCGGTCATAGCCATGATATTTTCGTTTAATCTTGAAACTCTTTCATCTGGGAAAATACGTATTGGATCATATTCTCTATGTATTTCGCCCATATCTAAAATATCAAAACTTGGTTCATCTGGGAAAGATACATTAATCGGGAATGTTGATCCTGTTACTACTACCGCAGGTTTTTCCATAGCATAGGCTAAATGTTGTCCTAAACTATCGCAGCCTAAGAAATAGTCTGCATATTTGATAATAGCAGCCCACATACGGAAATTTGCACTTTCCGGCATAGCTACTTCTTCTTTGAGTTTAGCATCTGCAAAATCAACTTTAAACTCGCTCATCATTATAATGCCAACATCTTCTTTTTGTAATTTTTTAACAATTGACTTGACATCTTTTAATTCAAAACTACGTGCAGTTTTATCAATAAGTGTTTCATCAATGTATTCAATACCGCGACCAAATGGTTGAAATACTACAATTTTTTCTTTTTTTAATTTCTTTTTAACTTCACTGACTAGCTGTCTTCCTGTAAGCAATTCGTCTTTGCTTAGTTTTAGCGTTGGGCGAGGAAGGTCTCGAATGCCTTTATTATTGATCTGAATGTCAAATGCCTGTGCTATTGAGCATTTTTGATTATAGTATTCCCAGACACGATACGGTTCTGTTGTTACGATTTCTCTTTGTCTCAGTGAATCTTTAAAAAGATTTTTGTGCCATACATCATAGGTATGATCGTCAAGTGTTGGGTGTCCTTTGAATACATCAGTGCCGCCTTCACAGACGATGATAAAGTCTTTGTCGCCTGATTCTTCCTGATATTTTTCCAGGGCTGGAACTGCACTAATCATGCGGCCAGCGCCGCCGTTGATAAAAAATGCTTTGGATCTATTGGTCAATTTTTACTCCAAAAAAATAGCCTTGTACTTCATTATATAGTCATATAACGAAAAGCACAAGGCTAATCTTGGTTTACGGTAAAATTATTCTGGAGTAAGTGGATTTGGGCCTGGTGGATTATTGTGTTGCTCAGTCATTGTAATTCTTAAAGCTGGGAATGGGATTTTCCAGTGGTCCACATCTTTATATTTTTCTTCACAGGTTAATAACCAATTTAAGTGTTCTTGGCAAGCAGCTACCTGAGATTCAGTATAGCCCTTTTCTAGATATTGTCCACTTACTACAGCAGAATACACTTCAATTTGATTTTTTACACCATTCCAAAAATCTCTTTTTGCAACAGCATGTGTACGATAGCGAGGACGTTTCCATGTTCCTGTGTCCTTTTGATAGAACATATCATTAACATAATATGGTTGCTCTACTGCACAACTGTTATCGTCATAATGATATGTCCATGTTGTGCCGTCTGGGTTTGTAAAGACGGGATTTTCAAATGGTTCATGTGAATAATAACCGGTAACGTATGCTGCTTCCCATGTGTGTTCCATGGCATCTAGAACTACCTGATAATGGCCTTCATCTTCTAATTTGTGTGGCTCAATTTTCCAGGCTTCGATTCTTTCAAGAGTTTCTTCTTCTTCGTCGATGCAGAAGATTGATCCGTTTTCAGCAACAATCCTTAACAATAAGTATCGTGGACCGTCATAGGTACATTCAACTGTGATGTTTAAATGCGTTGTTGTTTTGTATGGCTCATCTGGCAATACTGCTGTGAATACTTTTTTCATTTAATAACTCCGTTATCTTTCTTGATATGTAATTCTAATTAGTCCGTGTCCACCTCTCCAAGCGTGATCGCGAACGTCGCCGCATGGGAAAGCTGGTGTGCCACCTGTACCTGTTGGAAAGAACGGTTGGCACCCTTGAACGTCGTAACATCCGCAGGCTCTTGATGACATCCAGCAGGTGTTAAACGGTACACCACGTGCAGGTGAACGATTCATTCCGTTTAATCCGTTAATAAATTGGTGATATCCCATTCCCGACCAGTTGGCAAATCCGTTGCTATCTTCAACACCGTGTGATACAACTCCGCCGTCACAGGCAAATAATCCTGGAGGAATCGCCACATGCAAATGTGTTGAGCATGGGCAATTTGAATAACAAGTCCAGAATGTTGCACAGCTGAATCCACCGCGTTTGTTAATGTCACCGCCCCACGATTCAGCACAGCATGATGCTGTACCAGCACCATAGTTACAAACAATACCGCAGGTACCGTTTGAATAGTTAGTGTTACAGTAGTTTGCACCCACGAAACAGCAGAATAGTGTACCTGATGGATTACAGAATGTTAGTCCGCCACGTCCACCCTGGGCGCACATACAGCCGCTGGTTGTTGCGCTTGTGTATTGATTTCTTCCGTTCCAACACAAGCAAGTGGCTTCTGAACAACCACGGAAACATAAATCGTTCGAGTTGTTGCAGGAACGTCCTACATAACCGCAGATAATACAACCTGCTACTACGCAGATACATTTACGAGCCCATGCCCCTGGGTTTCCTGGAACACCGCCACCACAGCAGCACATTTTTGCACCTGAACCACCTGCACCCCAAATGTCAATAATTGCTCTGCCTGTACCAGGCGCGACCCAACAAATTCCACCTAGGAAGTTGTTATATTCAGTTCCCGAACTGTAGGCATATACTTTGCCTTTTTCAAGCTGGACTTCGTCCCAATCAATTTGGTCTAGTTTAGCTTCTACTAATGCTCTTAAAGTTGCCATATTAGTACGTATTGCCTCCGTCTGTTGGGGTATATTTAATTCTTATCATTCCCATACCGCCTCTCATAGCGTGATCGCGAACGTCTCCACATGGATTTGGTCCAACGCCAGGAACACCGTAAGGAACAAAATGGTGACAGCCTTGCATATTATAGCAACCACAAGGTAATCCGCCGCTCCAGCATGTAGAATACATAGTGTGTGACGGACTTCTACTTAACATAGGTAATGAATTTAATAAACTACCAGTTCCTGTTCCGCTCCAACGTGCTGTTATGGTATCACCGTCTGTATAGAATGAAATTACAGCACCATCTTCTGCATAAACGCCAGCAGCAGTGGTAATATGGTGCAGTGTCATACATGGGCAAGATGATAAACAACCTAAGAAGTCAACACAGCTGAAGTTACCGCAGCAGTTTACATCACCACCCCATGCACAGGCTATAAATCCAGGGCCTTGACACCAGTTACAAACACGACCGCAGGCCGAGTTACCTGTGTCACACATGTTGTGTCCAGGTCCCACACGTTGTCCGCAGAAATAACCAGTCATGAAACATGAGAATGGGGATTTGTTGTCCATACAGAAACTAGTGCCGCCACGTCCACCTTGGGCACATAAACATCCGTTGGTCTGTCCTGGACCGTAGCAGCAGCCACCGCCTGTACAGCAGTTACCAAATTTAAATTGATAACCTTCGTCTTTGATTTTCTTTGAGTTGAGGTTAAAATTTTGTGATAATATGTTTGTTTCGTTACCCCATCCCCAAGGATTATTTCCTCTCCAGGATGCTTGAGCATTGCAGTCAATACCGTCACTGGCCAAACCGCAAGGCGAACAACCAAACCAGCAGACACATGATGATTCTGAACAACCACGGAAACATAAGTCGTCAGCATTATTACATGAACGTCCTACGTATCCACAAACATAGTTTGTTGGACATACGCAGATACATTTTTTTACATAAGCAGGTGCATTGCCCGGAGTTCCGTGTCCACAGCAGCACATTTCAGCTGTTGATCCTGCACCACCCCATATTTCAATAACTGCTTTACCGCAGCCTGGTGGTTTCCAACAGAAACCATTACAGAAAGAACTGTACATGTTACCGTCTGAGTATACCCAGATGCGGCCTTTTTCTAACATGTCTTTTTGGGCTTGTTCTCTGTTGCCTAATAATTGTGTTAATAATGCCATGTTAGTATGCGCCTCCGAATTTTCCACTGGCGTTTTGGTTTGACATAATTCCAGATCCGCGATATGTCAATCTAATAGCACCGTGTCCGCCTCTGCGTCCGTGGTCACGAACGTCTGGACATGGCCAAGGTTGATTGCCTGGAACTCCATATGGGAATGTTGGATTACAACCATTTGCTTCATAGCAACCGCAGCCTTGGTTACCGTTATAACAAATTGTAAACGGAATACCGCCTGCTGGCGATTTTGAAGCAAAGTTTAATGTATGAGCCTGAGCGTGATAACCGTTACCACTCCATTGAGTGTGTTCGTTATCGTCGTCGTGTGTATAAATGATGTTAGCACCGCACTCAGAGAATAGCCACGGAGCAGTTGCAACAATAGTATCTGTTTGACATGGGCATAATGCATTTCCTGTGCCTTTAAATATCACGCAAGATGCTTGACCGCAGCAACCAATGTCGCCACCATAGCCGCAACCGATATATAAACCAGGACAATAGTTACAGATAATACCGCATGATGATCCAATCAGTGTATGGCAAAATCCAGCTGCCACGAAGCAGCAATATCCGCCTGTTCCTGTTGAACAAATTGAATTTCCACCTTTGCCACCTCCAGCACACATACATCCAGCACTGTATCCGCATAGATCTCTACCGTTGCTCCAACACAAATAACTTGGAATACCGCAACCGTCAAAGCATAAACTGTGTGATCTGCAGGACATACCTGGACATCCACAAACGTGAGTATCTGGAAATACTGCGATGGTTTTCTTTGCGTAACCTGGAGGATTGCCTGGCAATCCAAAACCGCAGCAGCACATACGAGAACCACCACCGGCAGCTCCCCATGTTTCTATAGTTAATGTTCCACATCCTGGAGATTTCCAGCAATATGCACTTTCGCCCCTAGTACACGCTTCCGAGCTGCCTACAGTGATGACCCATACTTTACCTTTTTCCAGGTTACTGGCATTAGAGGTAATTTCTCTTGTAGATAATAGGTCTGTTAATCTTGGCATTTTATTTTCCTAATTATGGTCCAACGAATACCCAACCAAATGTTGAGCCAGAATAGATCATTGTAATCGCAGCGTTATTAAGGTTCATGATCAAATCTTCTGACAAGTTTTGAATTTTTAAACCGTTTCTTGCAATAGTAACGTTGTTGATAGCACATATTCCAGCAACGTCGATGATCTGAACAGTGTCGCCGTCTGCTGGTGCTGCCGGTAATGTGATTGTGAATGCACCGCTGGTTGCGTTGGCAAACACTCTCACACCCGAAGTGATTGTAGTATTGGATGTAAGCGTAAGGTTAGTAACCCCTGCTGTTCCAAATGATGATACTTGACGTGGCATTTTATATTTCTCCTAATATTTATACTGTTGATGTTTCAATACCGAATACGCTTACAGAAACCTGTGATCCGGAAGTGTAAACGACAAGTTGTTTTCCAGCATTCATCATTAATCCTGTTCTTTCTAATACCCCATTCGCGTCTAGGGTTACGTCATATTCTATCCATTCGGCGTTTGTGGGTGTACTCAATGCTGCTAATGCCATTCTAATAGTAACCGCTGCGGTTCCTCTGTTTAACACACTTACACCAAACACTGTAAAAGTATTAGTGGGCACTGTATACACCGAAGTATTTGTGATTGCGGTCAATGCTGCTTGACCTAATAAACCTGTTGGCATGTTATAATTTCTCCATTTTTAATTCAGTAAAAAGTAATTTAATACGAGGGCATCTCCCACAATACCGCCTTTGAAATTTACCTTTGTATTTATGTTTATCTGTGCCAGCGTAGTAGTTGTGATAATGTTACCCGCCACGTAAATAATACCCGCTGTAAGGGTGTTTACGCTCAAGCTAGATTGTCCACCACCAATTTGGGCAGTAATATATGCTTTAATTGCTCGCTGTGTAGGTATTACAGAATCGCTATCTTGTGTAAAGAACGGGTCTGTTGAGAATTCTGAAATTGTTGCTCCAGATCCGCCTAATGCTACAGAACCCAAGCTCAATTCATTCAAACCTGCGATGTTAAACGCATCAGCATTTAATGTAGCAATACCTGTGGCCTGTTCAACGTTGAACAGTCCACCAACTCGGAAGTTACCGTCTTGGTCTGTTGATGTGTAGAACACACGTCCACCGTTGTTTTGCACAGTTTCGTTGGCAGGGATCGGATCGCTTAGTGGCAGGCCTGGGTAGTTGGTGTTTATGATATTACCAGTACCAATATCCAAGAAGTCGTGTCCTGTTAGACGAACCTGACTGTAACGTAATCTGATGGTAGACAGCGTATTGTGCTCAGGAGATTCTGCAACACCAATCGGTGGGCTTACCTGTAATGTAGCACTGTAAGTGCCATCTGCATTCGGTAATAGCCCGGTAACGTTTACCAATCTATACCAAATATCGTCGATACCTGCAATCTGCACATTCGAACCTGCTTTTGGTATTCCTGTTAGATTTTGGAATCCAACAAACGTGCCAAGTTGATAATTATCGGCATAACCGTCACCAGTGATAGTTCCTGTTGCTGCACTATAACCAGTTCCTCTATTAGTCCACATAGGTTGTGCAATAGCACCGTTACCTACACGAGCGGAATATGTAGCATCTGCTCCTGTGTTGTTAGGATCGGTGATTGTCATTGTAGGTGAACCGCTGGTATAACCAGATCCGGGTTCACGAATCCAGATTTCAGTGAGTCTATTGCTGGCAATATACGCACGAGCTCTTGTTGTTGCTCCGGCCTTGATCTGTGAAGCCACGGTACTAGTTCCACTAGCCACTGTGACAAATGAGCCAACAAAGTTTGGATTACCAAATGTTCCAAATTTAGGATTAGCACCAGTGCTCAATGTTCTTGTGGTCCATATCAAACCTGTATCAGAACTGTAAGCAGTTGTGCTGGCATCACTGGTTATTAACCAAACACCTTGACCGTATATTACAGTTGGGTTTGTCTGAGATCCAGGCAATGTACCGGCAGTCCATGTAGTTCCGTTGGTGCTGTAAGCGTAGGCAGTACTGCCTGAACGTGCCGCAATAAACATATTATTACCGTAGGATACAGATGTCCATGTGCCTGAACTTGGTAATGTAGCTGCCGACCAACTTGCACCGTTATCGGTAGAACTTGCTGCCGCTGTACCACCCGAAGCCACTGCTACCCATACTCCTTTACCGTATGCTATAGAAGTCCATGTTGTGCTTGAAGGTAAATTACCTCCAGATATCCATGTAGTTCCTGTTGTGCTGATAGCTGTAGCATTTGAACCTGTAGTAATTGCAATAAATCTACTGTTACCGTAACTAACATCTTGCCATGTAGTACTTGCTGGCATTGTTGCTGCGGTCCAATTTAAACCGTTGGTTGAATAGTAACTGGTTGCTGTTCCACTGGCTACTGCCATATAATAGCCAATGCCGCTGAATGTTCCGTATGTTATTTCTCTATATGTTAATGCGGTGCCTGGCATCGTTAATGTAGCCCATGAAGTACCGTCTAATGATGTTGCTGCTGAAGTACTACCATCTGCAATAGCTACAAACTTAGGAGTAACCGCGGTTCCACTGGCTGATATTCTATTAATACCACCGCTACCTGTGTTAACTCCTAAAACGGTTATAGTTACGTCATTTGCAGGTGTTGTACCGCCCACTGCTGTGCCTAAAATTGTTAAAGTCTCACCTGCAGCATAAAAAATACCTGGAATATTAATTGACACTGTGTAAGTACCCTGGACTCGTGTAACATTAAATGTTCCTAGAGATCCACTTACACTGCCTGTAGCTGATAATCCTGTATAAGATCCCACGCCATTACCATATGCAACACTTCTCCAAGCCACCGAGCTTGGTAAGGTTCTTGCTGTTGCTGAATATGGCGGAGCTGTAAATGTCAATCTTGGAGTTATCTGGTATTGAGTGGTCGTATCTAATGCTGATACAATAGCAACTCCAGGAGTTATATGTTCCCATCCAGCAGTACCATCAGTGTCTTTATAGATCGTAGCAACTTTAGTAGCTGAATTATATGCTTGGATGTATCCGTATTGTCCAGCACCTGTTCCAGAAATAACAGTTAACAACATGCCTACATAAGCCGCCGATGCTGATATATCTGAAACTGCTAGTGTTATACTGGTTGTGTTGCCGGTTTGTGCTACGTTAGTCTGTGTGATATAACCTGCACCGCCAGAACCGGTCGAATCACCTGGATCTGTTAATCTAACTTGGAATACCGCTGCATCACGGAACTCAGATGCCACTGCGGCTGCACTTGCACCCGCACCAGAAATACTAAATGTTGCTGAAGTGTATGCAGTACCAGCATTTCCATACTCATAAACCAAGATATTGTTAACACCGTCTGTGATGGTATTTCTTACGTCGGCTTCTGTACCACGGTTATTAGTATAACCATAGATCGGTGTTTCTTTGATATCAATACCTTCTGCTACAGAACCGTAGTCACCATAAGAGTTGTTACCGTTGGTAGCACGGATCTTACCACCGTTTTCTGCCAAGTAACCGATATGCGAATAGTATGAGAACACGGAAACAAGTTCTGCACGTCCTAGGTTGGTTACCCAAGCACCAATGCCTGCGGAAATAACCTGTGTAAAGTCGTTGGAAACTATAGAATCATTACCACCAGCGTGTATTGATCCGTCAATTTTCTGTCCTGTTGCGCCAGTACCAAATGTGGTTACGTTTTGTATGTAGGTAGATCTTGTGGTTACCCATGCTGTGGAATCATTTGGACCCCAACCTGGATCTAGAGAAACATACGCACCTGCTGCTGGACGCTGTGTACCAAACTCGTTAGCTGGTAACATGCCTGATGGATATGTGCCGGCACCTGCGGTGTTACCGTCTGATGAACCATCAAGTCCTGTCATTGTGCAGTTTCTTAGACCGCAACCATCGCTGACATAGAAGTAATCTTCTAGTTTTGATCCGGTTAATGCACTTCTGTAATAACGAGCTGCTAACACAGACTTATAATTTCCTGTATATTTTAAATCGTAGACAATTGATTGGATATACCTACGTACATCGTTTTGGCAACGACTTGAATCATAGTAATATGTCACAGTCATTGAACCCGATGTTGTTGATAAATCAACAGCAGTACCACCTAATGTAAGAGATACTTTAAACGATGTAGAAGTTAGTCCTGATGATAGGATATAATATGTAACACCTGTGCTGATCCCACCAAATACAGTTCCTGTAAATCTTACGGCATCTCCGGCAACCATCCAAGTTTGTGTTCCACAGGTAAATGTATCAGTGGCTCCGCCGGTTGATGCTGTTACTGTTGATTTGTAAGTGTCATTGATGTAGGCAGTAGCCTCAGCTGCAAAAAAATCTTGGTTTGACAATAGGTTTTGTGCGCCTGCTAGTATGTCTAGATCAGTTGTTGGGGTATTTGTACCCGAAACAATAGGTCTAGTACCAGTGTTTACATAGTTGATAATGTCGGTCCATAGATAATCTGCACCCACTGTTGCTCCGCTGGCAACAATAAATGTAGCTTCCTTAGATATAAAGTCTAAAATAGCCTGTTGTGCTGCGAGTTGAGTTGTAATAACTACGTTAGTTGAAGTTAATCCTCTGCGATATGATAGTCCGTTAAAGATTGACAAGTAGTTTGAACCAAACATTAGATCGTAACCTAGTGCATCTACAATATATCCAACATCACGTGAACATAGCGTTTCATCAAAGTTTAGTGTTGGATATGTGGCTTTGATGTATTGAACTGCATCGCTTTGTATTGTAGATTTAGCAGAGTTCAAATATGTACGTGCTGTCACTAGAGCAGTTGCTACCCAAGCAGTGCTTGGTGCAACAGAAGTAATAGCTGTTAGATTGTTTACGTAGTTGTAGATTTCTAACACGCGAGCCTGTGCAAATGCGCCGGCACCTGCGGATCCAGGCGTACCACTGACATCTTGTGCTGTAGTATTACCAGTTGAACGTGGATACCACGCTGTGCTGCCAGTGGCAATATCGTCAATAATTGTATAGATTCTGTTTATTACTGCTAACAGTGCTGTTTTTTGTGCGATAGGTTCAACTAATGTACCATTGCTGTAGTAAGAACGAGCAACAATCTCTGTCATTAGAGTACAACCGCTGGTCTCACCGTAGGTTAAATCATAAACCAAAGCGTCAACAATGTAGCCCATGTCGCGTGTACATTTTGCTTTGTCGCCTGCACTCAGTGCTGTCCAAATACTGTTGTAGTTGGTATTCATGAATGCTGTGACTTCGTCTTGAATAAACGATTTATTAGCAAGAATTAGTCGACGAGCGTTTGAATAACCAGTGCCATATCCCGTTGGATCTGGGTATACGTAAGCGTTTGGTGTATTGTTTGTAACAATATCTTTGATTTCAGCGGCATTGGCTTGTACGCTAGTCACTGCTGTGGAACTACCAACACTGCCTGCTTTTTGCAAGCTGGTATATTGAGTAGCTGAGTTACCGGTTGTAGGTGTTACAGAAGTATTAGAAATAATATTTGCTGTGATAGACTGTAATCTCTGTAATGCTGCAACAGATTTAGCTTTATCATTGGTTGCAATAATTTTACCACGCGGGCTTAATCTTGTTCCACGCAATTCGTCACCAACAACAGCAGTCTTTGGAGGTACCTTTATCGGTAACACTTCATAGAACTGTCCTGTCTTAACGTTAATTGTATAACCTGCCGAATCAAGAATCGGTAACGAAGACTGTGATTGTGAGCTCAGTGCTGTAGAAATATATCCTACTAGTGTTGTACAAATTGTATTAGCGCCACTTTCAGCAGTGTAACCTAAGTTGATGATTTGTTTGATTCTGTTGCCTGCACTGATACCATTAAGTGTTTGATAGTTGCTTGCTGGTGCGGTATTAGCCAATACGCTGGTAATTAGCGTTGCTAGATAATCGATAGCTGCGGCATTTTGTGCATACTCGTCTTGGATTCCCGATACCAAAACACCAAGTGCTGTAAAGTATGAGTTTGCAGCGGCTAATGTTCTTTCATTACCAGTATGTGTTAGGTCATAGATAACAGCATCTACGATTAATCCCATGTCACGTTCGCACTTGGCAGTGTCGTCGTTGGTAAATCCAGACCATATCCCTGTACCTGAAGTGATTTGATATTTGGTCCATTCAGCAGCTTCGCGTTGAACGAATTCTCTATTCATGCGTAATAACCAACCTGCTTGTGGATTTTCAGTTCCGTATAGGATCTGTTCAGTTGCATATCTCACACTAGCCCAAGGTTGATCTAGAGTTAGGCCATATGTTGGTGCTGGCGAGTCTGTACCGTGTGGTGCTACATAGTAGACTTTCTTAGTGCGGCCAAAGAAATCCCATGTTGGAACTCCGGAACCAACAGTAAGAACCTGTCCTTCAACCCCTACAGGTAGTCGTGTTACACCGCTACCTCCGTAGTAGGCAATATCGCCGGTGGTTGTTAATACATCATTTTCATTACCAGCAGTTAGTTGATTCCAATAAGTGCCAAGGGTATCGATATCTGGACGATTTCCTGATACAGGAGGTCCAGATAGATATGCCGATGTATGTGCTAGAATACAAATATAGGTTATCGGGCCATATTTGATTGTATCGCCTGCAACATAGGCAGTCGAAGTAACCCAAGTCCCTCTCCATTTAATGCCTTCGTTTAGTTTTTCCCAGTAGCCTGCGTTTGGTGGCTGTTGATTAGTGCTGTCTAGTGTAGATACATAAGTGTATCCACCGTTGCGAACGATTTCGCCAACTTTAAATAATGTTCCTGAATTCCAATCACCAGCAAGCCTAAAACCTGTGGCAAATAAATCCCAATCTGTGGTGTTAGAACTAGGCGGAGTTAATGCTGATGCATTGTGAGATGTTTTAGCAATATATGAGTTGCCGCCGTAGCGAACAATGTCACCGTTTTGATAAATTCCAGAACTGGTCCAATCGTTTTCAAATTCGATACCTTCTACATACTGCGCCCAGTAGGTCTGGTCAGCAGTCCAGCTCGAAGTACTAGTATTGTCTGTTTTACAAATCCATACGCCTGCACCTTGTTTAACAAGGTCGTTGGCTTTGTATCGAATAGTAGCAGTGTATGTAGCAGATGTTAATGTTCCGTTATTAACACTCAGTGTCCACGAAGTGCCAGTGCCTGCGGTAATATATGTATTGGCCGCAATACTGCCGCCTGTTAATAGTTGTCCGACTGCAGGGCTTCCGCCTGTGCTAGTTAATGTTGTTCCGCTGATTGAACCTGTAACTGTTGTAGGACCAATCCATTGTCCTTTGTATTCAAAACCAATATTATAATAATCCCACTTGCCTTGATCTGCTTCAAGACCCAGTGTAACCGTAGCTGCAGAAGTGTGTCCTTGATTACAAACATAAGTAGTTCCACCATACTTGACAACGTCACCTACTTTATATCTTATAGCTGATAGCCAATTTGATTTCCAATCAAAGCCTTTTGAGAATATATCCCACTTGCTTTGATCTACTTCAAGTCCTAGTGCATCAGTTGCTGCGGCAGTATGTGGTGTGTTACAGATATATGTATATCCGCCATATTTAACAATGTCATTTATTTTGTATACTGTTCCAGCTACCCAATCCGATGTCCAATCAAAAGATTCTGCGAATAAATCCCATGAGCTTTGATTTAATTCAAGAGTTGCCTGCGAAGTGTGGCCATTGTTGGCAATATAAACATATCCGCCATACTTAACGATGTCGTTTTCTTTGTATAATGTTCCAGGACCAGTCCAGTCGCCTTTCCATACTTGTCCGTCTGAAAATTGATTCCATTTAGATGGAATATTTTCAAGATCGGTATAGAAATCTGCTGCGGCAGTGTGTCCTGCTACACATAGATATGTGCGTCCACCGTAGGCAACGATGTCGTCTTTATAGTATGTTGTACCGGTAACCCAGTTGTTTTTCCATACAAATCTAATTCTACCTAGTTTAAACTCTGCCATTTATAGCTCCGTTTTTTCGCATATTTTATATTTACCTTGTGTTAGAACATCACGACATTGACATAAACACCGTCTGTGCAAGATAAGTTCCGTCCACACCCCTCTTAAAATTAACTCTAACAGGGAATTTTAATTCACTACCGTCTGTTGTACCAAGTCCTGTTGGACCTATTTGTACTAAACCTGCTGTTACAGAACTTGTTATAGCATCTGCACCACCGCCCGATACACGTCTACCTATATAGGCTTTAATAGCTTTCTGCGTAGGTACGATGTTGTTAGAATCAGCAGTAAATGTATTATCAGTTGAGAATTCACGGATAACAACTCCTGATCCACCAACAGTAACTCCACCTAATCGCAATTCTTCTAGTCCTTGTAATTCAAAGAACTGTGCGTTTAAAGTAACTGTGCCTGTGGCCTGTTCAACAGCAAATAATTCGCCAACTCGGAAGTTACCGTCCTGGTCAGTACTTGTATAGAACACACGTCCGCCGCCCTTTTCTTGAATTTCGTCTTCTGGTGCTAACACAGTTCCGTTTGGAAATAGAGTGTTTGGATAATTAGATGCCACTGTACCACCTAATCCAATATCTAAGAAATCATGTCCTGTTAATCGAACCTGGCTATAGGCCTGTCTAATTTCAATACCGATTCCGTGTTCTGGTGTTTCTTCTCTTCCTAAATCTTTGGCAATGTTTAATTGCAGAGTGTAACTACCAACTGAACCAGCTAGTAACACATATGACAATACTTTGTAGGTGTAATCATTAATCCCAGCGATTGATAAGTTGTCGCCAGGTCCGGGCAATCTAGTTACTGCATCGCAGACTAAGAAACTACCTAATTGATACTGATCTTTATAGCCGTTTCCAGTTATAGTTGCTCTGGTATTAGTGGTTTGATAACCTATACCGGAATTTGTGATAGTTGGATTTGCTATCACTCCGTTGCCAATTCGAACTGAAGTAGAAACTTCCGAACTGTTGTTTGGATCAGTGATAGTCATCACAGGAGCCGACGTGTATCCGCTGCCTGGTTCCCAAATTTTAAATTCTGAAATTCTACCAGCTACCACAGTTGCTCTTGCTTGTGCTGTTGCACCTGTACTGATTATTGCAGCAGTAGTTGTTGTTGATACTCTACCTGCGATAGCAATAAATTTTCCTGGCTTAGAGATATTTGCAAAAGAAACTGCGCACCAAGGAGCAGTGCCGATGGCTTGCAAACTCCAGCTGATTCCGTCATTTGAATATGCTGCGTTCGATGATCCATTAGCCACTGCGATCCACAACCCCTGACCGTAGCCCACAGCTTGCCAATTAGCTGATGAGATCGCTCCATAGGTCCATGTAGAACCATCGGTGGTAATTGCACTAACAGTAGATCCTGCGCCAGCTTGTAGAGCAACAAATCTATTTTCACCGTAGGCAATATTTGCCAGTCCAACAGTGGTAAATCCGCCTGTCCACGAAGTTCCATTGGTGCTAGTTGAGAATGAGCCTGTTGAAGAAACTGCAACAAATCGTCCCTTACCATAAGCAACTCCGGTCCAATCGTCAGCATTATCTAAAATTGTTGTGCTGTTGTTAGTGCCATCAAAATGCAATAACAACACAGTTCCAGTAGTCCACGCAAATGCTGAAGTTGCTGGTGTGAATGTTGTTGTATATCGTGCAACACCCTTAGATACTCTAACTTCGTCAACGTATCCATTGAAATATGTTGCTCCACCAAAGTAAGAACCAATAGTTATTGGTCTAGTTGGATAGGTGTTTGCATCTGTAAATGTTGTCGACTGTAATACTCCGCCGATATACATTGTTGTAATACCCGAAGTTCTTGATATGGCAATATGTGTCCAAGCTGCTGCCGAAATTGTAGTATTAGAACTGAGTACATACGATCCGTTAACATATAGTCTAACAACTCCGCTGGAGTTTAGATCCACCATCACAGCAACTTCTGTGGCTGCGGTTCTTTGATCAAATAGAGCTTGTGTTCCAGATAGTGCGTTTGGATAGAACCATCCCTCGATGGTAAAGTCTCCTGTGCCATAATTAAAATCAGCATTTGAACCCACGACTAGGTAATCGTTGGTTCCGTCAAGTGCAAGACTAGTAGTTCCAAATTTTGCAGATATCGCTGTGGATAATTTTGCATTATCATTTAGGGTAAATGTATGTCCGCCTAAGATAGTAGCAGTTGTCCATGTTGTAGCATCTGTAGATGTTGCTACATAGTTTTCACCAGATGCTGTTATAACATAAGTTGTGCCGTTATAGGCAATGTCAGTCCATGGTGCCGAGGTAGACATAGTCATTGCTGACCACGAAATACCATCTGAAGATTTTGCTGCAACTCCGCTAGTAGCAACAGCTATGAATATGTTTCCAACATATTCTATCTTGGTCCACGCTGTGCTAGCTGGCATTGTAGAAGTGCTCCAATTAGTTCCGTCGGAAGTATAAGCAACTACGTTAGTGCCTGTGGCAATAGTTACCCAACGTAACCCGCTTGACGCTATGCTGGTCCATGTTAGATTATTTGGTAATGTACCGGATGTTGATGTAAATCCGGGACTAGTGAATGTTATTCTAGGTTCAATAGTATAGACTGATGTTGTATCTAGCAACGATACTGGTGCTGTTCCTTCGTTAAAATGTTCCCAACCCACACAGTGTAGAGTCATTGGCGTAGCACCAGGAGCTACGCTAGGAGTACCGTTGAGCAGTCCAAACACTATTCCACCCGGAGATATGCTAATTTGGAATGAAGTAGAACTAACTACTGATTTGACATAATAGATATAGTTATCTTGTATGTTACCAAATTTTGTTCCGGTGAATATAATTCTATCATTTTCTCTAAGATGTGCTGTAGAAGATATAGTCAACACATTGCCAGAAGAAAATGTCTGTGATACATTATACTGTGGTTTAGATTCCTGTCCAACAATCACAGTAAGTGTAGATACAACATACTCTGCAATGTACCCGTATTGTCCAACTCCGGTACCCTCAGTAATCATAATTCGCATACCTCTGTACTGTGCAGGAGTATTTTCATCACTGCCTGCAAGAATTACAGAATAGTTGTCTATACTAGCCTGTGACTTATTGGTATTGAAAAGATAAGAACTACCTCCTTCCGAGCTCGAGTCACCTCGATTAACGATTCGAACTTCATAGACAGCGCCGTCACGGAATTCGTCCATGATTAAGGCTGCATTACCACCAGAGCCGCTTACAGAAAATGCTCCTGTGGAATAGTTAACTCCTGCATTAGAGAAAAATACTTTTAAGATATTTCCTGAAGGATTACATAATAGTTGACTTACATCAGCTTCGTAATATCTGTTATTAACTGTACCAACGATTGGATTTTCTGTAGAATTAACACCTTCTGAAACTGCACCAAACGTACCATAAGAACAGTTACCGTTGGTTCCGCGAATTCTTCCGCCACTTGTACACAAATAACCTATATAACAATAATAAACGAATACTGAAACAAGTTCTGATCTTCCGGTTCCGTTACACCACATACCGATACCGTCACTGATAATTTGTGTAAAATCGTTGGCAACAATAGTTTGATTTCCGCCACCGTGTAAGTCGCCGTCGACTTTCATGCCGATGCAGCCGTCACCGAATGTGGAAACGTTTTGCACATATGGAGAACGTGTGCCTACCCAAGCAGAAGTGTCACTTGGTCCCCAACCTGGATCTAAGCTGGCAAATGCTCCTGCATTAGGACGTCGTGTGCCATAAGAGTTAACAGCACCCAATGTTCCACTTAATCCAATCAGTGACATATTTCTTAAACCTGTTCCGTCTCTTAACAAGAACATGTTAGATCGCTTGTTTACTGCTGGTAGATTTCCGTAGACAAAGTAGTCAGCGGCACCTATTGTTTTCCAGTTACCTGCACGATACATGTCGTAGACTATAGCATCAATGCCTCGATCCAAGTCAACACTCCAATTCGCTGGGAGGTCTGTCACTGTGGAATCAGTAAAGACATTTTCTACATAAAGCGTAACTTCATTCTTTAAGAATGTTTTGTTGTTGAGTATCTGTTGTCTAGCGTTCAGCATATTAGTGCTGAGTGTAATGGTATTAGATCCTGAAATCGCAATGTTGCCGCCACCGCTGGTGATTCTAGTTATAAATGTTTCAAACAGTCCTTCAGCAACAGTTACTTCGGCAGTGGTTCCGGGTGCTCCTGAAAAATCCTGTGCAATTTCTCCGTAGAGCGTGGTTCCAAAAGCAATATTTAAAGGATCAGTAGTACCGATAGGTTCTTCTCTGACGATGTGCCTAATGAGATCTTTTAGATAGGAAAAACCGCCAACTAATAGATTTAAGTAGGTAGTAGTAAATACCAGTCCGGCAGGTTTAATTACAGTACTTCTTAGCTCATCCCCTACCACTGCCACAAATGCGGGCACACGCAACGGAAGAATTTCTTCAAACACTCCGGTTCTCACAAATACTGTTGCATATCCTGTGACATTGTCAAGAGCATATCTCAAGGTTCTCCAAGGTTTCTGAGGAGTGATACCATATGCTGGATCATCAACTCCAGTCAAACTCACATAGTATACCTTATCTGTGGTCCATAAATTTTTCCATTGTACTTCGCCATATGAGTCTATTCCTAAAACCTGTCCTGATGTACCAACAGTAACACGTTTAGTATCAAGAGTACTGCTTGATGTTGATCCAAATGTTTTTATATCGCCTAGTTGTTTTAGTCGAGCATAGCTATTACCAACAACAATGGGAGTCCATGTAAAACCATTAGCGTCATCGTCGGGTCTGTTCAGTACTGTGGCTTCGTGTGCATCGATGCATCTATATGATGTTTCGCCCCATGAAACTACGTCACCTGTAGAGTAAGCATTACCTAATGTCCATACGCCTTTCCAGTCAATACCAGAAATCATTAGGTCCCAATATGCAGAATTAGTTGAGCTACCGTCATTGGGTAAATCGGGATCTTGCGATGTATTGTCCAACAATGCTAGGTATACATTGCCGCCTTTTCTAACAACGTCACCGATTTTATATGGTCTTAGGCTGTTCCATGTTCCGCGAATGTTGCTGCTTTGAAATAATAGTGTCCAGAGAATTGTACTAGTTGACGGATTTGCGTTAACGTGTCCTGTATTTGCTACAAATACATTACCACCATAGAATACAATATCACCTTTCTGATAAGCAGTGGTAGGAGACCAGTCAGCGTCAAATTCTTCGCCGGGACAGAAAATATCCCACTTAGTTGTGTCAAATGTCAGTCCAGCAGTATGAAAAGTGTTACAGATCCAAACATATGAACCATATTTTACAACATCGTTGACTTTGTAAATCGTTGATACATTTGTTGTTATATTATTGCTAGTAACTGGCGTGGATGAAACCCAAGTATCTCGATATTGAGTACTGTTATGTAGTATTTCCCATTTTGTTAGAGTGCTATCACCAAGATCTAGATCCGCTGCTAAACCTGCCGAATCTGTAAGTGCTGATTTATGTGCAGCCACACAACGATATACAATGCCGCCATCTCGGACAATATCGTTAACAATATATTTTGTATTTTTTTCCCAATCGCCTTTCCAGTCATCAGCAATATTAACAATATCCCAAGAAATAATATTTGCTTCAAGCCCTGCATCGAAAGAGCTAGACGATTTGTGAGATTGATTACATCTGTATGTTCTGCCGCCGGCACGAACAACGTCATTAACTGTGTAATAAGTATCTGGTTGCCAATCAATTCTCCAGTTCTTGGAAGTTATATGTACGGTCCAGTATTGATTTAAATTAATATCGTTATTGAAAAATCCCACAACGCCTGTTGGATCTACAGCATTAACGATAAGGCCCTGATCTGGATCAAAAGGATCTACAACATATATGCTATTTGAAGTATGTCCTTCGACGCAGATATAAACGGTTCCAAATTGTTTTACTATGTCTCCTACTGTGTAGTAGGTATCTGGTTGCCAATTGCCTCTCCACGATATACCATCTGCCACAAGTTCCCAACGAGGAACCGCTAGCGGAGGAGTATCATTATTAAAATAATTTAGATCTAGATAAAAATCAGGTGCTGCATTATGTGTTACTAAACAAGTATACACTTTGCCGCCGTAGGCAACTATATCGTCGGGATTATAACGGCCAGCTGCTGCCCAATCTCCTTGCCATGTATACTTAAATCTAGCTAATTTAAATTCTGCCATTTACATTATCCTTCTGAGTCACCGTTATCATAGGTATGACCATTATTAATTCTTACAACCAATTGCCCGTCATCGTCAATATAATAGAATAAACTTCGATCATCCCATCTATATTGAGGATATTTTAAGTTTAAAAATACAGGATTATGGGTAACATCGAGTCCTTCAAAGAAATCAACACCCACCTCAAAGTCATTGTAGTTATCTGTTTCTAAACCCGGATTGTTTAGCGTTACTGTATCTTTATCTCGAATATTATCAAGACGTTGCATGAACACACTGCCGTTTTCGTTTTTACGCAATCCATAGAAAAATCTAGGAGTATCGCCCAGAGCGGTATACGGATCGGTACCTAAGTAATAATTAGTTGCTGAACCTGCCATGTGCTACTCCTTATGATAATGAAACATAACTGATAACTGCATCGATACTATTTGGAGTATCGCTGGTTACTCTAATGCCGCCGCCAATAGGCAAAATTAATTTTTCACCGTTGGTAATTAATTTAAGGCTAGAGTTGGGCGGAATCACAACTCCTTTAATATAATATGCAAAGCTGCTACCTTCATCTGTCATTTGTATATCAACAATAGCATTGTCATAGTCTGTGGTATTTGTTAGGTTGCAACCGATCACAGTAATAGTAAATCCCGGAGGACATTCTAAAATTGTCACAGGATTTGTTCCTATTCCGCTTTCAATTGCTTGATTAAACGAGGTTGGCATTTTCTATGTTATCCAAAAGTTAATACTGTTCTAATAGCGATGTCATTGGCACCAATTTCTGATACCGCACCGCTTGAACCTGCTGGGCTTGCCCATCCAAGTCCGTCCCAAATTTCTAAGGCTCTTGATTCTGTGTTATAACGTGTCATACCCACGGTACCGGCGTTCATGTATGCCGTAGGACGATTACCCACGTTACCGACTGGTGGGCGGAATCCGTTGGTTCCGTCGATTTTAAAATATCCAGCCGGGCCGCTTTGTACTAACAGGGTAATAGCATTTATTGAAACGTTAGTAATTGTATTGTCAAGAATACTGAAATTACCTAATCTTACATTGCCTGTGCCTGCTGGATCAAGGACTAAATCTGTTCCTGTAGTTGTAGAAATAACATTATTAGCAAACTTAATATTACCAACATCGAGTGTATCAGAGTTTAAATTATCTGCGTTGATGTTTCTAGCATATACTGTTCTCCACTGAAACGATAATGAACCCAAATCCCAGGTATTGTCAGTCTCGGGAATTAAACTGCTTTTGATGCTGGCATTGATAACAATATTGTCTGTTAGAGCATCACCTATGGTAAGATTACCACCTATTGTGATATTGCCTGTAACATCAATGTTACCAGTGACTGTTAAATCGCCATACACATTGGCGTTTGAATACATTTTAACAGAACCAGTGCCACTTGGACTGATTTCTAAATCTGCGTTAGAGCTTAGTGTTGAAATTACGTTGTCAGTGATATCAATGTCATTGACCTGTAATCTAGAGTGATAAATTGTTGGTTCGCCGCCGCTTGGGGCAAATGTAATTGTTGATAGATCGCTGGCAATAGTGTTTCCACTGACTGTGAAATCACCTATCGTTAGAGTATTATCAACAATTAAATCTGTTGTTCTTGTTGTTCCGTTTACGTCTAGGGGGTACTGGGTAAGCCCAGCTACAGATGTTGGGGAGCCTTTGTTAACTCCAATTCGAGAGTCAACAACATTTAGATAGAGAAGATCAGTCTCAAAAGCTAGGTCTACACCATTACGGAGTAGATTTGACTTAAGGAGCTGACCGGAAATACGACCAATAGCCATGAGCTCTCCAATATACACCGTTTTACACGGATTACCAGATTTTCAGCTTGCGCTCTTTGTCGGTATACCACAGTCGGATTTTACAAAGATTTGGTCAACCTTTGCAACTAGTAGTATTTATACAGATTGGAAATTAACCGAAGATGAGTGTGTATCGATGGCCTAGGTCTTGCATAATTTCGGTGGTTATTTCTATACCACCACCAGTAGCCACTTGCCAAACTGTGCCATCAAAACATTCTAAGTAGTCGAGTTCTGTGTTCCAGCGTGTTTCCCCTGGCCCGTATCCCACACGCTCTGCTGTTGTACCTGCAGGAAGTTGAAAACCAAATTCTCCTGCAAATCTTAAATAACCGTTGCCTGTGTGGACAATAGTTATTTCAGAATCTACTAAGTTTGTGATAGTATCGTCTTTGATACTGATACTTTCCAGGGTAACTGTTCCTTCGTCAGATGTTACAAATAAATCGTCATTTGATTGCAATGTGCTGATAGTATTTCCAGCCATGTAAATTTGCTCACTGACTGTGGCTGTTGTTGATATAAAACCGTCTATGTGATTATTGTTGTTAACGTATAAACGTCTCCATTTTTCAGCAAGTGTGCCTAGATCGTAAGAATCGTGATCTCCTGGAATTATGCTTTGTGTAAAATCTGGAACCACAGTTAACGTATCATAAGAAGTATCACCTATGGTGAAAATACCTTTGATGTTGACATTTTGTTGGGCAAATATTGATCCAGAAACTCCTAGATTCTCATCGATATATGTATTGGCGTTTAAATTTGTTTCGCCTATACCGTCAGGACGCAGTTCAAAGTTTCTGTCAGCGATCCTACCTCGAATGTAGTTATCGTTGATATCTAATGTATTAGTAATAACCCGCTCGTGTTCTATAATAGTTGTTGGTCCACCTGTAGGAACAATATTCAATGCTCCGACTAATGTGCTAAAAGAACTGTTGGTGTTTATTATAACATTATTAACTCTAGCAGAAGTACCGTTGACAATTACATCTGGTGCTCGTGTAGTTCCGTTAACTTGTAGAGAGTGTGTTGGCGCAGACGTTTTTACACCAACTCGCTTGTTGGTAACATCTAAGTAGAGTAAACTGGTTTCAACAGCAATGTCAACGTCTGCTCTAAGCAGGTTGTCTGTTAAAAGTTGACCGCCAATTCGCCCTAGTTGACTGTCAGGTACTGGCATTATTAATCAGCGTATCCGTGATATACTGTCACGTATACAGGATTGCCGCCGCCTCCGGTGTTTGGTACTGCCGAGGTAAATTTAACATACCAACCATCAGCATACGGTGCTCCGGGGCCGCTGAGGCTTCCAGAAGTACTTTGTTGAACTGAAAAATTAGTTGTTGAGATCTGCATAACATTTTCAACTAATACTATAATATTATCTGCGTTGGCTCTGTAACCGGTTCCTGCTGGAACTGTAGTCAATGGTCCGAATACTGTTTCAACTCCGTTTCCTGGGCCAAATGTCTGTTTTGTTATAGCTGTAGAGCTAGGAGCTCTAACAGTTTGCCAGTATCCGTTAATGTATGCTTCTACGCTGTTGTTATCAGTATTGTAACGAATATATCCGTTAGGACCGTTGTGTACTCCAACTACAACATCAGGACGTTGTGCTGCTGTGCCCTTTGGTAAGCGTAGAGCACCGATACCGTCCATTACATATCTTCCAGATGGTGTGGCAACTAACGCATCATCTGAGATACTGAATTTAGAAATGTTTTTAGTTTTTAAATATTTCATACTGCTAATGTGCTTACCGTTATGCTTAGTAAATTACCTGCGCTTGCAACAGCAACAATAAAATCTCCGCTGTCTAAAATAATCTTTTCATCGCTAAAAAATATTGTTTCGCCTGCCGGTACTAATAGGCTTGATACAATTTTATTGCCAAATGTCTGTGCGCCGGTGTCTGCACTTTCACCGCTTTTTACAGCGTAAAGGTTAAGAGTACAGGCGTTGATTGATTCATCAGTTGCGTTCGGTGCTCCGATATTACAGATAATGATTGTAACAATCGCATTGGTTCCACTACTTGTATATAATGTAGTTGATCCAGTGGTTGTTATTGCTGTGTTTTTAATTGCCATGTCCTATCCTTAAAATAACATACTGTATAATAATGCTCTATTAGTACTTATGAGTTCTCTATTACCGTTTGGTGCTGCTGTTGTATTGTTTGTTGAAAAATACAAACCTGTATTACCCGTGCTTGGGGTTTTAGCATACAGTTGAGAGAATCCCGAAACTGTTGAAACATTGGCTCCTTGTTGGTCAAGTTTCAGTGCGTAATTTGTTCTAAGTTTACCTGTACCTGTGGTTCTTAGATAGATATCGGTGTTGGTATCGTTGTTAACAACTTCTGAATCAGAAAACTCTAATCCTTGAATAACCACTCTGTCGATAAAGAATGTCGAATTAGGTATACCATCCACTACCACTTGTATCTGAGTTTCTGCTACAACTGCGCCTAAATAATCTAAGCCGCCTCCTGTGGGAATAGCTTCTATGTCTGCAATAATTATTCGAGAGTTATCATCTCTAATTTGTCTAGCAGGTGATCCTTGAATCGCATCATCTACATATCTTTTATTTGGTATTGCATCGTCTCCAAATGCAATAACCTGTAATTCGTAGGCAGTTGTTCCAGCAACATTAACAACTCCTGTGCCTGCACCTATTAGCGTTAGATTTCCACCGTCAGTGTCAGAATCTGTTAATAAATTTCTTAATCTTAACGATGTTCCGGCAAAATTATACGGATCGTTACCCGTCTTGTTTACAAAGTTCCAAGAATTATCTGCATCGTCAAACAACAAGAATGCATCATCTTCTGTACCTCTGTCAATTTGAATACCAGAGTAACGTAACGTTACTCCGGCACCCGTTTCACCATAATTTAAAACTATGATATTGTCATTAATTTGTAGACTTTCTGTGGAAACAGTTAACGTGTCACCTTGAACCACAAGGTTGCCAGTGATAACAGTTTGACCTACACCGGCTCCAGTATCGAGCTTGATAGTAGAGCCGATCTTAGATTTTATATTATAGTCACCGTTGACCTGTATTACCTGTCCCATTTCTAGTTCCTAAATTAAGATACTGAAGTGATTGCTGTTAGTTGGATATAGTCGCTAGTTGAATCATTGACTAAGAACCAAGTGTAACGATTGCCGCTGAAATCTGTAGCAACACGTTTAGTTAACTTAGCAATTGGTGTTGGTGCTGCTGCGTTACCACCAATATAGCCGTTAATTCTCATTTGACCGTTTGCGCTAGGGATAGCAGACTGAAGTACACAAGTTGCTAGTGTAGCTGCTTGATTTGCCACAACATAGGTTTTTGCTCCTCTTTGTTTGTAGATGTAAGCATAGTTTGTTGAGCTGTTATAGGTTGCATCGGTATATGCTGTGCTGCTGAAATACGCTTCTACACGAACACCTGTAGCACTAGATGGTGTACCAATAACATCAGTACCTAGTACATCTTTCTTTAATGGACGTCCCATTTGTTTTCTCCTTAAATTGACGTTTTAGGTCTACGCAGAGGGATTCTGCATAAGTCTTGTTTTCACAAGTTCTCATTTAGACAATGTATTTATCTTTGACTCAGCAATGCCATGAGCTCAATTTTTTCTACTGTTAGGATAAGGTTATTAATATCAGCTAATTCTTGTTGGGCTTGTTCTAAGTACCGTCTTTGCTTAGTTTGCCTATAGTGTACACCTGCTATGCTATAATTTTGAATGTGATTTTCGCAGATATTTTCAATTCGATTTACATCATGTTTGAACATAGGGAATCTCTTACGCCAAACATTAAACTGTTTTCGTAACTCGGAAAAATCTTTTTCACTTTGCACTTCCATATCGGTATTTAAGTCAAACAAAAAGGCTCCGAAGAGCCTTTTTGACTTTGCGTTAGTATTACTACTAATTAAGCAAATTTTAAGTTAGCTGTTGTTACAGCAACTTTACCTAGGTAGTCACCTGCGTTACCTAGAGAAGAAGCTGTGTTTGTCAACTCAACATATCCATAACGAGTCATAAATGATACGACTGGTTCGAATGTTGCTGGGTCTAGAACAACACCACTGCTCATCAATGGAATGTATGGGCAATAGAATGCTGCTGCATCGCTTTCGCTTGAACCTTTGTAACCAACTAAAACGTCATCGCTTGTAGCGTAGCCGTTTACGTACACTTTCATTGCGCTGTTCAATGTACCAACAAACTTAGTGTTTGTAGGTGCTTCGAATGTACCTTCTGTTGTTCTTGCGAACGCAGAAGTTGTAGCACTTTGTAGAAGTGTCAATGTTGTTGGGCTTACAACACACCAGTTACCAGCACCACGACGTGTACGTTGTGCAATCAAGTTAGATACACGGTTGATTTGAACAGCTAAAGCAGCGTGTTCGTCACCAACGAATGTAGCAGTACCTGAAACAGCGGACTGATCGTATGTTAATACTGTTGTTGAAAGGTTAGATAAAGAAGCAAGAACTTCTTGATCGATTTCAGCTGTAATTTCTTGAGCTAAAGCAGCCATGATTTCTGCTTCGATGTCAATGCCTTGTTGGGCTTGTGCATCTTGTGCAGCTTCAAACGTCCAGCGAGCAGACAATTTACGTGTCTTAGCTTCAACTGTTTGTTTCAAGATTTGAATGCTTAGTCTGTTACCTGCAACACCTTCAAGAGCTGCTGTAGCAGCGGCCTTGTCAGTAGCAGCACCAGAATAGCCTTCAGCAATCTTGAATGGGCTTAGTGCTTCATCGCCAGCTGTAATATCAGTACCACTTGTGCTGTTAAAGCTATCTGCATAGCGAACACGTAGAGTATGGATTTGACCAACTGGGCCAGTCATTGGTTGTACACCAACTAGTTCATTAGCAATGACTGTTGGCATTACACGTCTGATCACTGGAAGGATCACACGATTTAGGGTTGCAACGTTACCGGACGAAGTTGCGCCAGCTGTGGCAGACTCAGACAAATACTTGCGGGTATTTTCGAGAGTTGTTGCCATCACTGTACGCTTGTTACCTTGAAGACCTTCTAGAAGGGCGTCTTTGGTTTCCGACCAGCGTGACTCGAGTAATTGTGACATTATAGTTCTCCTTAAACTTTTAGTCCCGCAAGCCTGCGGATGTCAAATATCTCAGCGGTTTTTTCCTCACCACTGATTGTTTGTGCCTGATTCTTATCGCCTGTAATTTCTTTGCCTTCGGTTAATGCTTTTTTAATTGGTGTACCACCGTTCATTACTGCTGGTAGGTACTTGTCATACGCTGAGCGTAATTTTTCAGTTTGTACTGATTCTAATAGTTCGCCCATTACTGAACGCTTGTCACCACTCAAAGGTCCTAACAATTCGCCCATTACTTCTTTGCGAGTTGCTTGGTTTTTAGCGATACGTAGTTCTGTTTCTTTGCTTTCTATTAGTTTTTGTGATTCTGCAACAATTTTAGCTGCTTCTTCTAATTCTGCTTCTTTAACTTTAACTACTTTTAATAGTTTAGCAGTTTCAGATTTTTCATTTAGATGACTTGCAGCGTATTCGCTTGAGAAGCTTTCAAAAATTCTGCGTCCAAAGTCGTTCTTACGAGCTGCTTCAATGTCTTCACGTAGTTGAGTCATTTCAGATTTAAGTCCTTTTGCGACTGTTTCTTCAATGATTTGTGCTGAACGTGCAATGAAATCTTTCTTGATAGTCTCAAACTTAGCTTTGCTGTCACGGATTAAACGTACTTTAGTTTCTGCTAGGTCTTTCTTATCTGCGTGGAATTCTGCGATTTCTTTCGCTAGTGCGTCCACAATAAATGATTCATATTTTGCGACATTTGATGCAACTGCTTTGCGATCTTCGTGTAATTCTGCCAGTTCTTTTTTCAAATTGTTTAGCACAAATGACTCTAATGCTTTAGCATCATCTGTCATTTTTGCTGCATATTTGGCGCGAGCTTCGATGAGTCCTTGGCGGTCTTCTGCGAGTTCACCAAGTTCCGCTTGTAAGCGATCCATTAGCATTCCCTCAACAGCTTCTACCATTGCACCCTTATCATGCTCGTATTTCTGTGCGAATTCTTCACGTAGTTCAGCAGTGACTTGATCACGGTTTTCTTGAATCCTGCTTGTCCAAGCGGTTTCAATCTCCGATTTTATTTCTTCGGAAATCACATTGTTTTCAAACAATTGTTTAACGATGTCTAGCATGTGATTCTCCTAGTTAGTTGAGTTTAGAGATGATTCTCTTTAAACTCTCTGCTATGTACTTCTGTGCCTTTGGGTCGCCTTGGACTTGTTGTGCTACTTGAAATGCCTTATAACCGCCTGTGTTATTCATTAAATGTTCATATACTGGTGTAGGATATGCACCAGGTGCGCTGGGCTGTGCTACTACGTCAACAGTGATAATTTCGAAATCTCGAACATTACCTTGCCCGTCTACTTCACCTGAGCCTCTACTTGAAACTCCTAACTTAACTCCCGACTCCAACATAGTCTGTATTAATTGACCCATTGGAGTTGGAAGTACTTTAAGTTTTCCGTAGCCGTTAGGACCATCCATCCACATCTTGGTTATCATGTGCGAAACACGATCAAGATTGATTTTTAAATCTGCCGGGTGATCTACTTCACCTAGTACGGAGTAACCTCCAGCGATCTGCTCGTTGAGCGTTTTGACAGCCTTGCCAATTTCTTGAGAAGAATAAACACGTTGATTTGCATTTCGGATATCTCCTTGAATGCAAATCCCGTTGAGATGCAACGACTTTTTGCCGTTGCTTCCTTCTTCGCTCTCCAAGACAATCTTAGCCTGGTCGAAACTCAAATGTTCACTAAGGGTAAGTTTATTCACCTTTTTGGATCCTATTATCTACGACCACGGAAAAGGCTTTGCTTGTTGTCAGCGGATTCTTTTGAACCAGCTTTCTCAGCACCATGTCCAGGTTCTTTCTTAGAGAAAGCACCACCAGCTTTACCGCCTGGGACATTGATGTTACCAGCATTATCTTCTTTTGCAGTTCCTTTTAGCAAGCCATTGCCTTTTAATTGACCTTGACCAGCGTATGTAGCTGCTTCTTCTTTAGAAGAAAGGATGTTAGCAGTTGTACCGCCCATGTCATTCTTCATATTGTCAATTGTAGACTTTGTGTTGTCAGACTTTTCAGCAGCGCCTTTCTTTTCTGCGCCATGACCAGCTGGAACTTTTTCTACGTACTCACGTACGGTAGCTAAATCAAATTCTTCTTCTTTAGCAAATGGGTTACCACCTTCTTCACCGCCCATTTCGTCTTCACCTTCTTCGTGACCTTTTAGTTCGTCGAACTTAGCTTGTAGTTCGTCTACAATAGCGTCTAGGTCTTGGAATAGTTCTTCTTCAGATTTTTCTTCTGCGTCACCTTCTTCTGGGCCAATTTCACCAGCTAGGTCGTCTGTTGGATCTTCGCTGTCTAGGTCCATTTCATCATCGCCTTCGTAAGCGATATCTTCAAATTCTTCGTCAACTTTGTCGTCTTCGTCTTTGTCTTCTTCAGAAGCTTCTTCAACTTCGTCGTCTTTGTCTTCTTCGTCTTCTTCAGAAATTTCAGATTCAATTAAATTTTCATAAATTTCACGTGAAGCTGAAACTACATATTCGTGGAAAAGCTCTTCTGCTTTTGCTTGATCGTCGTTCACTAAATGCTCTAGCATCTGTGACAATAAGGTTTTGTCTGCCATGTTGTATTCTCCTTTGAATTGTTAAGGCTGTGTTTTATTTACTACGTAGATTAAAAAATGGCTTTAAATGACACTTTTTTGATTGGTTTGTTCTGCATATATAGTTTCAGGAAATTTTTTCTGAAACTCTTCAACAGTCAAATGACTGACATTAGGCATTGCTCCTAATTTGTCAGGAATTATATTTCCCTTTTCTATTACTCTATGGAATCTAGTAGACCTAAATTCCTGCACAACACGCTCAGTTTGATTGAGCCAATTGCCATAAAATGTAGCTACATCACTGCTTTTTTTATAGTTAAATGTGTCTGCATATACATTATTGAGCTTTCCGCCAAGCCCTTGATAATCAAATCCCAGTATATATATGTCCTTGTGTCCTCGGCTACAGGCCAGCCATAATGCTGTAGGACCCGAACTCCAACCCTTGTGTGGATTGAATATGTTAAGACGATCTTTTGAAATAATCCCCTTGTTAGGGTTAGTCCAAACTTCGTGATCTCTGTTATATCCAGATGAAATTATCTCGTTGACCATCTTAACGTCAACTGCTACCAAAGCATCCGGAGTGAATTCTCTGTAGAGTGCATTACAACCATAAACTGTTCCTAAAGAGGAAAGAGGTTGAAGTGAAACAGTCATTCTGCTGCGACCATTTCCTAGGACAAATGCTGTATTATTGGGCGGGTTCTGCTTCAACTGGGGTTGCATACATCTGTTGAATAAATCCCAGTTCTGATTTTTCTTCTGCTTCGTGTGCTTCGCTCTGCAATCTCAATTGATTAATTTGGCGTAGTGTTAAACGAATTTTGCGCTTGTCATCTTTTTCAACCACAGAACTGTCCTTGCCACTGTCGTATCTACGATCATTAGCCATTGCATTAGAACTGTCGTTAAAGTAAAAGAATTCGTTAAGAAGCATAGTGTATTTATACTGGGCTAGATTATTGGGCTGGTGCTTCTTCTGCTCCGCCTGCTTCGGCTCCGCCTGCTTCGGCAGCAGCAGCCATATCTTCAGGAGCTTCTGCTGCTTGAGCTCCAAGATCAGCGGAAATTCCACCTGGCGTTACGCCTGCTGAACGTAGTTGAGCACTTGCATCTGCCGGCGGTTGTAATTGCGCACCGTTTTCTTCTCTCCACAATTTTTCGTTTTCTTTGATCTCGTCTTCTGATAATCCTAAGAAACGTTTTAGGGCAAAACGCTTGCTGAGATGTGGAATTTGAGAAATAGTTCCATATGTTGCTGCCCTAGCTGTGTCAAGTTCTGATTGACGATAAGCAGCAAAGTTCTGCGGTTGATTAAATTTAAGTTCAAATAAACTCGAATCAATATTAATACCTTGATCGTTAAGCCATAGTTTAAATTCTAAATCAAATGTTTCTACAATCATAGATTGCAAGCGTTTGCAATATTCATTAAATCGTAATTCTTGGATATATGCTGTACCTACTTTACCGTCAGCAACTGTGTTAGGTTGTTCATCAATGGCAGTAGGAAGGTAACTACTAGGTATGCGCAAAGCCCTAAAGAGCTTGTTAGTAAAATAACGTAAGTCAGTAATTTCGCCAAGGTTAGTACCTCCAGGTAATGTTTCTACTTTGCTTCCACGCCCTTCTGCAGTCTGCGGAAAGAAGTAATCTTCGTTTACACTTAGAGGATTATAACTAGCGTCTATGACGTTGGCTCCGCCACCTGTTGAGCTAGGAATACGTCTTTGTTGGATTTCGTTTTTTACACGCTCAACAAAGCTCATAGCCATGTGTGCCGGCATATTTCCAACGTCCACATAGAAAATACGTCTTTCTGGAGCACGTTGTATACGATAGATAATGATGGCATCTTCAAGCAGTTCTTTCTGCTTGTAGACTTTGAATACTGATTCTAATAAGCTGTTACCAAAAGGATAGTTATTGTCTAGGCCTTCGCTTAGGCTGATGTGAACTACGTGTTTAGCATCAACCGTAAGTTCGTTTGTTTGATTTTGAAAACGTGTACCGGGTGGACGAGCAGCATCTCCTACAAATCCGCGACCAAAGCCGCCGCCTGTTGTATAGCTTGAAGTACCGCTAGGTGCTGTATTTGTTGTGCCATGAGGAGTTGTAGCAATCAAATCTTTAAAGTTAAAATTAATATCTTTAACTACATACTGTTCTGGAATTTTGCCTTCGCTTTCGTTAACAATGATTTTTGTAACTTTAGCTTGATCTACATACAGCCATTTTTTAGTTTCGGGATCACGGATAAAGAAACAGTCACCGTATTTGAAAGCATTCCTGACAATACGGAAGATACGTGTTTCAAATTGCTGTTGCTTAGTCCATTTCTGTAATGCATCTTTTAGAAGTTTAACTTCTGTAGAAGTAGGCGATCCTCTAAATGAAGTTAGAAAAGGTGTTCCGTTTTCTTTGTCTTTTTGTGTACAGAATTCTGTTAGGATGTCTAAGGCAGCATTAACTTCTGAATCCATATCCATGGTATCATACTGCATATATCGTTCTATACGATTTGGTGCTCCTGCATAGACATCAGGTAGATAGCTTGAATAGTTTGCACGGGCAGGGCCTGGACGACCACGTCCACTGATAGGACTGAATGATCCGGATTGGTTGCTGATATCAACTGGTGTGAAATATTTTTTCCAACTCATAGTTTTGTATTATCCAATAACAGCATTAAACACCGGCATATAAATCGCCGCTTAATTGTCCAAGTTTGCTTACTTGAACAGCACCTATATCGTGGTGATCTTTACTGATTTTAATTAATTGATCCATCTTAGTATTTAAGCTAGCCAACAAAGTTGCGGGTGAATCTTGAGTAGCCGGGGCTGGGGTACTTCCGGAACCTGAGCTGCCACTACCGCCGCCTGCTGCGGCTCTTTCGGCTGCGGCTCGCTCTTCTTGTTTTTTGGTTTCTGCTTCGGATACTATCGATCTTCTTGTTGTGTCTGCACCAGCCGTTGCTGTGCTTGGAGGATTTTGAATTAAGGCACTATTTTGTTGGGCTGCAAATCCAGTTAGTAATGCAGCAGGATCGTCGTAGTTTAATGCAACTTGTTTGTTTCTAGCATCTTCTTCTTTTTTGTTAGCTGACTCTAAGCCCGCACCGTGTTTCTGTGATTGTTGAATTTTCTTTAAATCAAGATTGGCTTTAACTTCGTCTCTCTTCTTTTCTTTAGCAATATCTTCTTCTTCCGCTTTGGCTCGATTCTCAGCCATCCTTTCAGACATTTTTGTAACCAGTTCTTCTCGTCTTTGAGCATTTTCCTCAATTTCTGTTTCAGTTTCTTTTATCTTATCTGTCATATCTACACCTGGTAGATAATCTAAAACCTTTAAAAATCCTAGTTTTAAATGACTTAAGAATGATTTAAATCCTTCCCACATAAACCTTAAACCATCTTTGACTACTTCTACATCTCCGCCAAACTTTTTAAATATTAACCATAATGCTGTTACACCTGCAACGAGTGCAATTACCGGCCACGTTGCTGCTAACACCGCGCCAGCCATGGCGATCAATCCACCAATGAGAGGTAATTGTGCTGCGGCCTGTGCAATATTCATAGCAGTCTGAGCCCAACCAATAACTGTACTAGCAACAACCCATGCACCCCATGCACCAAATACAACTCCTAATCCAATAAGGATAGGCGTTAAATTATCTGCAATAAATCCTGCCACGGCTTTAATAGGTGGTAGTAAAAACTCAGCAATGGATTCAAATACTGGATATAAATTTTGTATAGCTGTTTGAATTCCAGGAAGAAGGTCAACAATAAAAAATGCTGCTAAGTCTTGGAAAGCTGGATATAGTGTAGTTACTAAAAAGTTTCCGATGCCTTCCATTGCAGGGCCAAACGCTGTCGACAGTGATGTCCATAATGCACTAATTACTCCAGTTACTAAAGTAAATGCAGGTACCAAATACTGCATTGTGAAATTAGCAGCCGCTTCAAATGCCGACATCAGCGTGTTTAACAATCCACTATTGGCCAACACCATTTGGAAACTGTTACTAACCGCAGCAATATTTTGTTTTGCTTTTTCCATTGCCGCGGCTTGTGTTTTGGCTGCTTTCTCTTGTTCTGTTAATACTTTTTCTTTGCCATCGATATCACGTTTAGCTAATTCAGCCATACCAATATAAGCATTACCCATCTGCCCTGCATTAAACTGTGCTTGCGAAACCATTTCACTAGACTTAGCCGCTACTTTTGCTTCCCTAACACCATTTTTATAAATTTGATCATAACTGTCTTGCGAAACTTTAACTCCGCTGCGCACCGCTGCACCTTGAGCAAGAATACTCTGTGCTAATCCCGGCATCGAATTGTTTAACATTATGCCAGCTTCACTAGTAATGTTACCAGTAGCAATCATTTCTTTAACAGCTTCTTGTTGTTCTTTAGGAAAGCTGCTAACGAAATTGTTCATCATCTTTGCTTGATCGGCGTCAAGGTTAGCAATGGCCGCACGGAACTGAGAATCTTTTAATCTTGCAGCCTGTTCGTCTTCAAGAGCTTTTCTACTTTGCCCAGTAATTTTTGCCAGTCCATCTAATTCTTTTAGGTATTGGCCAGCACCTTGTGCTAATTCTTTTGTAGATTTATTTTGTAAAGCTCCGCTGGCTCCATAGGTTTTGATATAATTTGCCATGCCTTCGTTAACCTGTTCAGTGGTGTAACCAAGACCGTATAATTGTTCTCCTATCTTGCTACCTCGAATGTCTTTAGACATAGCAGAGAATCTTTTTGCACCTTCCTCAGTTGTTCCGCCTAGGGTCATTAAGGCTTCGCCGTTTCTAGCAATCAGCCCACCAAACTTGTCCATTGTCATACCTGCTGCAGATGCTGAAGCAGCAAAATTATTCATACTGCCGCCAAAGGTAGCTCCCGATGCTGTAGCTGATTGATATGATCCGAGTGTTTTATCAGCAGCGGCAGCAACTGCTGCAAACATGCCGCCTATTACTGGAATACTGGAAAATACAGATGCTGCGCCGCTGAAAGAATCTCCTGCATTAGCAAATGCATTAATTAAACTTGTTGTTTGCGCTCCAAGGGCAAAGAAAGCCCCTGTGGCCATTTGCACAGGACGGATGATAGCTCCGACTGTTTTACCAAGCAACGCTGCTGAAGATGCACCACCACCATCTTTGCCACCGCCACCACCGCCACCACCGCCACCGGCATTTTCTTTATTTTTAGCATCACCTGGCTTGCCGCCCTTTTTATATCCACCACCCTCGCCACCTTGAATAGCCTTTAGGATTTCTTTCAGCGTGGATTCAGTTGCTGCATTGTTAGCAACTACACTTCCGATACCCGGAATATCGATTGTTACTGGATTGGCCATAGATTAATTTTACCTGGTAAAATGCGCATATAAATACTTTTCACTAATAGTATTTATTGGAGAAAAAATGAGTGATATTACAAATCAGCCAACAAACCAAAATAAAAATCCTTTGGCAAATTGGTTTAGACAGCCTAAAATTTATGTGAAATTGCCTTCTAAAGGAAAGTTTTACCCTGAGGGTTCTCTGGATGTCAGCACTAATGAGGAGTATCCAGTGTATGCTATGACTGCCAAAGACGAACTGATGTTTAAAACTCCTGATGCATTGCTGTCAGGACAGTCAACTGTGGAAGTTATCAAGAGCTGTATTCCAGCTATTAAAGATCCATGGAAGATGCCTAGCATTGATTTAGATTTTGCCCTAATCGCTATCCGTATTGCAACCTATGGTGATAAGATGGAAGTCACAGCACCTTGCCCAAACTGTAGTCATAAGAACACTTATGAATTAGATTTAAACGGTTGGTTCGCACGATTTGCAAACTTTGAATATTCTGATACCATTGAAGTACCTCCATTGGCAGTTCATATTCGTCCATATACCTATCAAGAAGTTACAAAGACAGCGATTAAATCTCTTGAGCAACAAAAGATTTTTCAAATTATCAACGACGACTCTATGAGCGACGAGGACAAAGTTGAAAAGTTTGGACAGAGTTTTGTTAAAATTACTCAGCTAACTGTGGATATTGTCAGCGATTGCATTTCTAAAATCATTACACCCGACGGTGAAGTTACAGATAAGGCAATGATTACAGAGTTTATCAATAATTGTAGCAGCGAAGTGTTTACTACATTATCAAAACACATCACAACTCTCAAAGAACAAATTGAACTTAAAGCTCAACATGTAGCTTGCGAAGAATGCAAAGAAGAATTTGATCTTCCAATCACAATGGATCAGACAAATTTTTTCGTGCAAAGATCTTAAACCTGCCCTGGTCTGAGGTCTTGGCAATTTCCGAATCGTTGGACAAGGAAGCTAGGGCTATTAAAAAAGAATGTCTTAAAATATCTTGGTATATGCGAGGACTTTCTTTTAGTGAAGCCGTGAATTTAAGCTGGGAAGAAAGAGAAATTGTTGGTGAGATCATCAAAGAAAATCTCGAAACAACTAAGAAAAGCGGATTGCCTTTCTTTTAATATTTTTTACTGAGATTTAATAAAATCTGTTTTTGATTTTTGTCTAGCGGCTGCTGTTTTGATGCCGCTGTTAATGCGTCTGCTTCTGCAGAACCCTGTTGATATTTTGATGATAGTTGTTGTAATCTAACTAGATCGTCTCTATACAATTCACTACCCGATGCTGCGTTAACCAATGATGCTTTAAAAAGATGTGGCGATGTCTTTTTTACCGGTGCTTGTTGTGATTGCTCTGGTTTGTCTTTTTCAATATTTTTATCTTTAAACCATTGTCCCGGCGAAAACAATTTGTTTACAGCATTAGCACCTTTTGATACATTGTTAACACTCAACTGTGTTACATCGCCTACGTCTTTAGGCAAATCTTCTGAAATAACTTCTTTAATTTTCATTAGTGTTTTCTAAAAATACTGATTTTGCCTTCAGCAACCATTCTGCGTTTTTCTTCTGCAATGGCTCTCATTAAAGTTTCTGCAAGGGCATTGCCTGTTCTAATTTTACTGTCAGAGAAGTTACCCATATTTCGTTCACGATCAGCATCCATTGTTGCTTGACTAGGTGCTGCTGGTTTCTTCTTACCACCTTTTTTCTTAACAGGTTCAACATCATTGCCTTGATCGTCCATGCCTGCCTGTGCCATCATGCCTGCTAATTTAGGATTTTTAGCTTTCATTGCATCTAACGCTGCTTGTTCTGGATTACCACCTGCATCAGCTGCCTGTGTTGCAGCTTGTCCAGTGGTTGGTGCTGCTGGTGCTGGTGCTGGTGCTTTATCTTGTTGTGCTGGTGCTGCTTTAGTTTGTTTTGCAGCAGCTTGCTTATCCTGTTCAGCTTTCCATGCTGGTGTCATTTCGCCTGTAACACCATCGAATTTTGCACCTTTACCGGTAGCTGGATCATAATGTGGTTGACCGTCTGCAGTCATGCCTGGTTCCGGTGCTGCATTAGGATTACCAGGTTTGGCTTTATTTGTTTTGCTCACAGGAGCATTAGCCATTGTGTTTGGTTCTGCTGCGCCACCTGCTGGTGCTGCTCCTGTTGCCGCTGGATCTGCTGCTGCCGGTGATGCTCTTGCTGCCGCTCTCTTTGCTGCCGCTGCCGCTGGATCTGCTGCCGATTTAGGTTGGGGTGCTGCCATTGATTTTGTTAACAACTGCATGATACGTTGCTTGCCTTTTTTATCAAGTTGATTAACTTGACTTTTAACTTGAGCGTATAATGTTTGACCTGCTTTTTCTGCACCTACACCTGCTGTTGCATCTGCAGTTTTTTTCATAGCAGCCGCTGCTGCACCTGTCTGTGGCTTTGCTGGTGCTGTACCTTTTGGACCTTGTGCATTAGCATCGGCAGCATTATCTGCCGGCGCTGGCGCTGTTCCGCCTGCCGCTGCTCCACCGTTACCTGTTGGTGTTGGTTTACCCGCAAGTCCTGCTTTTAGACCTGCTATGAATCCTGGCTTCTTGCCTGTTGTTGCAGGATCTGCCGTGTTAGTTCCTGTAGGATCTCCTGTAGGCTGTGGTGCTGTTGTTCCACCTGCGGGAGCTGCTTTAGCTCTTGTTCTTTTTTGTGGATCGATTACTGCGTCGGGAGAATCGCCACCTTGAGCCACTCTGTCTTTACCTGCTTGGAACCCTTTCTTAATTGCAGATCCTGCACCAGCAATACCACCTGCTACTGCACCTACTCCTTTAGCAGCCATACCGGCAATGTCGCCTACAGCTTTTCCAAACTTATTAAACTTAGGCCCTTCATATAGATCTTGTAATTGTTGTTGTTCGGATTCAGTTAATATTTGATTAATTCTCATGACAAGGGATTCCTAAAAGGTATAATTTTATTTATTAAAAACGAGCTACGCTCGTTTGCTTTTTCGCTTTCGCTCAAAGCATTTTTTCTTTTTCAGATATTGTTAAAGTTATTGAACTTATGATAATTGCGAAGCAATTTAAGTATTATGCAGATTGTTCAGTCACACTTTGCCCAGACCGGGCAAAGATAAGAGCATTATGCGAGTTGCACAGTACACTCTAGCGTTACAGCATTACCAAGGCGGTCATCCGGTACCTTTAGCTGCGTCTTTATATGACGGCGGTTTGTAAACATACGCTAACATATCTACAAACGTGGGGCTTATTTCCCCTCTTTTTGCCTTATTGTTCTTTTCAAATAACCAAATCGCAGGGCTTACAAGCGATCGTCATCCTTTCGGGTAGTGGTTAAGCACCTTTGCGGCAAGGTTTTCCATCCCTGTGTACACGAAGACCAGGTTTAGAGCGCACGAAATTACAGCCTGCGCCAGCCAAAAAACCGCTTTATTTTGCCTTATTTTGTTCTAAAAGACGTTGCCTAAGTATGTTTGAGCCGCCAACTCTGACGTTTATAATGCCATTATAATAGTCATCTGTTTCTAAAACTCTGCGTTCAAACTGCTCTCGTGCCTCTAGATATGACAGTTCTGCCTTGGATTTGCAAAGGTAAAGTATTTCTCTTGTGAAGTTTTCCGGACCTAATGCTTGGACGTCTGCGTTTAACCTATCAGATGAACCCCAATATTCGCGCCAATCGCTTTCTACTGTGCTTCTTCTTTTAAGTTTTTTGCCTTTGAGTGGTGGTTTAGTACGCTTGAATTGTGCTAGTTTCTTGCCTATGTACTTCTGTCCGGTTGTTTTATTCGTGATGATATAAACAAAGCCAATGTAGCCTTCTGGTATTTCGTTTACGGGTTGATTTTGATACGTCCATTGCACTCACTTAGTTATTTTCGGTGGCCTTCCCAGCTTGCCTTTTCTGGCTAGCTTACGTTCTTCTCGTTTTTCCTGTATCTCTATTCGCCTTGTTGATGCTTCATTGCGTATTTCTGATAGCCAATATCGTGCCTTAATGCCTGCCTCGTCTGAGCCTTTGTATTCAAATCGTTCTTGCCACTTAAAATATTCCTGAAAAGCAGCAATCATTTTATCGTGGCTGTCTGAGCTCAAGCAACAATCTCCACATCGTTACTGTAGCTGGTAAATCCATTTTCTTTAATAACCTTCAGCACATGATTAACACGACTAGTCAAGTCATCTCTGTGCGAAATCAAGAACACATTCTTGTTGCGTTCACGAGTCATCTTCTTAAGCACAGCGATACTAGATTCAACACCGCTGGCATCCATACCTGAATCAACTAATTCATCAATAAACAACAGATTGATCGGATGATATAGATTTTCCCATACATCACGGAACGCCCATGACAATGAAAGTATCAGTCTATTACGCTCACCTCGGCTTAGATTGTCAAAGTCCAAGTCCTGTCCTAGTTGTGTAATGATTACACTTAGGTCGTTTTGGAATTCAACGATATGCGGCAAGCCAATCCTATCGAGATAATAGGTCAATCGTTGATTTAAGAACGCTAGATTTTGATCAATGATGCGTTTACGCACAAATGAGTCTTTGTTAGTCAACAGTTTATATAAGAATTCCTGATGTTCTTTAACTCTTACTAGATCGTTTACTGCATTCCAATCAATTTCCTGCACGGCTGTCTTCTTGAGTTCTTCAATCTGTTCTAGATAAGGATTAGTCTCTGCTTCTTTGAGCATTAGATCCTTTTCAAAGCTTTCAATAGTGTTTTTATGATTAAGTGCTTGCTCCAGTGTATCATAAAATACCTTAGGTATAGCACCTAGTTCACCGATTTCTTTAACTGCTTCAGTTAATTCGATTCGTTGTGCATTTGTAGCTTCTGCTTGTGACGCAGATTCTTGTAGAGCTTTCTTTTTAGCTTCTAAAACTTCTTCATGTTTGCTGTCATGCAGTTCTTGACCACAGGCATAGCATTTGTGATCCTCTAGATCTGCAATTTCTTTCTTTAGTTTTTCAATCTGCTTCTCTTCACGTGCAGTATCTGCTTCTGCACGAACTATTAACTTGTTTAAATCTGCCAAATCTTTTTGTTTTGTGTTGTAGTCTGCTAACGCTCTGTGATTAGCAATCTCAACAGCAGAATCAATGTGGCTTAGATGATCAATATTTTTTAGAATATTCTCGATATTCTTTTCTTTGGTATCGTCCCACATCTTTTGTTTGCGTTCTAGTGCTTCAATACTCTGTTGTATGCGTTCGTTGCTGGCTTTGATAGTTTCGATACGAGTATTTTCTGTTTGAATATTGTCTTTGCTCAGTCTAATCTGTTCTTTAAGTGCTTCGGCCTTTTCACTCAGCAGAGTAATACCCAACAGTTGTTCAATGATACTGCGTTGCTCGCCAGCTTTCATTGCTAGGAATGGTTCTGTATAGGTATTCAGTGCCACAAGATGCTTAAACATATCGTGACTCATAGAAATCATTTCTTCAATGGCTTTTTGTGTTTCTCTAGAATCACCTTGTGATTCATCTAGATCGTCTAGATCCTGTTCTTGTCCGTTTATGCTGAACTTCAGTAGATTAGGTTTGCGTCCACGTTCGATATGATATTCAATACCATCCTTTTCGAAAGTCACTGTGCATAACATGCCCTTGCCGTTGATTTTATTAATAAGGTTATCACGTTTGATGTTGGTTAGAGCTTGTCCGTAGATAGCATAACTGAGTCCATTAATGATAGTGGTCTTACCTGTGCCATTACGAGCACCACTGTCGTCGCCACCTAGGTCTAGATTTTCACCTAAAACTAAAGTAAGCTGTCCTTTGTCAAAGTCTATGGCTTGGGTTTGATTGCCCACGCTCATGAAATTTCTAACAGTTAGGTTTTTTATTTTAATCATAGGTCTTTATAGATGTCCAATAGGAGATTCTTGTCATAGGCATCGCTTTCGATAGCATTGATTTGGTTCATGACAATGGTGTCAACGCTTTCAAAGTTGATGTCTATGGGTGTTGTGTTAGAGTCAACTTCTACTTTTTCCGGAATAAGCATTAATTCACGCAGATTATACTGCGGCATAAACGTTTCGCGGATAAAGTTTGCCTCTTCAAAGCTAATAGGCAAGTCAATGGTTACACGACAATGCATTTTTTCACGCAGTAACTTGTCTGGAGTGTCGATAATTTGACTGAGCTTGTAAGATCTATAAACAGGTTGATCTGGCCAAGTGTGATATTCTGGTTTGCTGCCCCATTCAAGTATCATCATGCCACGATCGTCATCACCACTGTCTGCATAGTTGTGTGGAAATGCATTACCAATGTAAGTTACATTGCCCTTGCTTTGGCGTTTGTGGAAATGACCGCTAAACACATACTCTTGATTGTGAAAGTGATCTGCTTGTAACTGTCCATGATCGGGCATTTGTACCATGGCGTTCATGTAGAACAATGGTAATTCTAAATGTCCAAACAGGTACTTGCTTTTAATCTTTGGAATATTTTTCCATTCATCGCCAACTAGCCAAGGCATGATAGTAACGCCGCCTTCTGTGAGTGTTTCTTTGATAGGAACTACGTTTGGAAACAGGCGCATAAACTCAACAGAGTTGATTTCACGCTTGTCTTTATAGAACAAATCGTGATTGCCCAATATAAAATAGACTTTTTCAAATGATTGACTTAACCGTTCTAGATTAGACACAGTATAGTTCATAGTTGAAACATCTGTAGTTGAACGATTGTGATGCCAATCGCCCAAGAAAATTGCTGTTTCGCAATTTTCCCGCTTCGCGGTTTCGCAAAACCAAGTCACGAAATCTTCGCAATCTTGATTATGCGTTCTGCTACCAGACTTTAGTCCAAAATGTATATCGGTAAAACAAGCAACTTTTTTGAATAGGTTCATAGAATCTCCTTTGTTATTGTACTACA